ATTGTCCTGTTGTTGGATTTGTCGGTGCATCAAAGGTTACATTATTTGTCAATGTTACTTTTGCAACTGGTGATGCTCTTACATCCCAATCTTGTGTTGCATCAAAAGTTAAGTTAGCTTCTTCTAAATATACACCACCTGTTATTTTTGTTAAATTATTAGCATCGGCTGTAAATACTTTCGATGCTGCTGTTGTTCCTAATGTTGCTAAATCTGAATAATTTATTTCAGCAGTTGTAGATGTAACACCATCCATAATATTTAATTCTGCCGCAGTTGATGTAACACCATCCATAATATTAAGTTCAGCCGCAGTTGCTGTAACTAAAGTTCCACCTAATTTTAATCCATTAGATGTATCATGCGAAGCAATATCAAAATCAATTGCACCATCAGATATAGTTACATCTCTATCAGAATTAATAGAAATAGCAGGGTTTGTTCCTACTGTACTACCATGACCAATGATTAAATCATCTGCTGAATCATCAAGACCAATATAAAAGTCTTGAGCATTACCATCAAATACTAATGCCGCATCTTCTGCACCTGCATCACCAATAGTAAAAGTTGGAGTAGTTCCTATTAAGGAAACATCACCACTAATACCACCATCTTTAATTAAAAGACCATCAATAGTAACACCCGAACCAGAAGTTTTTTCTGATACTGTATCGACTTTTATTTCTGATGCCATTATTTTTTCTCCTCTTCTTTAGGTAAATTTTCTTTAACAATACTCGTATAGTGTTCTGTTAAAACTTTATTTCTTTCTAATTGTAGAAGTAAGGTATCTCTTTCTTTAGCTAGTAACTGAATATTAGCTAAAGCTCTTTTACCTTTATCTTCTAATTTTGTTTCGTCATATTCTTTATTTTCTATTTTAAACATAAGTTCCTATCTGCCCAATTAGTTTATATATTATATCATATATTTCGTTAAATGTCAAGTATTATTTTAATTGTTAGCAGCGTCTTAATCAGCGTCTCTTTGTGTTCTATTTTTATAATCACTTCTTGCTGTAACTAAATTTACAAAATCTGTTTTATTACTTGGAATAGCATCTGTAAAAGAACTATCATCCATTAACTTTTGTGTCCATTCTGTTCTAAATCTTTTCCAAGCATTATTAATTTTGCCTGTACTTGCTTGTTCGTGCCAATCTTTAATCCCTTCATTACTAACACCATCTTTAGTAACAGTAGTTAATAAATCATTATATAAAATTTTTTCATCAATATCTGATATTGTTATTGTAATTGTTTTAGCCATTTAAACCTCCTTTAAAGTTAATTGTTTCATTTTGACTATCCTAATAAAGTTCCTGTAAACCAACTCCAGTTTGCAGAAACTGAAACATCTGCTGTTGGACCTACATGAACAACTATAGCGGTATCATTTGCATCCATATCACACAAATAAGACCCTGTTGTTCCTAAATAAGTACCATCACCATTTGCCGCTCTAGTTTGTGGAGGAGAAGCGTATGTACGATTTGAAGTTTGAAGTTTTGGTTCAAAAGTAGTATCACTACTTACACTTTCATAAAGAACACAAAAATTAAGTTGGTATTTTCCAGTTACAGGTGCAGTAAATGTTGCACCACTTATATCTGAATTAACATCGTATCTTTCTGTAGTGTTTGTTGAAAATATTGTATGCCCATTTGCTACTGATAAAGCACCTGTTTGCTGTGTCATAAATGCAGGATTTAAAGGTTTAGTTACATGACCTGCTCCATCTATAACCATTGCATTAGCATCATTAGTAGCAATAGTTAAATCATTATTATCATGTCCATATTGTATATAACCTCCACTACTATCAGCAGTTCTAACATGAAGTGTTCCTAAATCTGGTGCTGTTCCAAGACCTAATTTGCCACCACTTGTTAGCCACATCTTAGTTGCTGCTGCTTCTGAAGCTCCAGTCATAAACTCTAATCTTGTAGCATTACTAGATGAACTATGGTCACCTTCAGCAACTGCTTGAATTGCTCCAGATACTAATACTGCATCTGTGCCTGTTCCTTCATCTGGTGCTTGAAATTCTATTTTACCTATGACATCATCTGCTGCCATATCAGTTTCACCAGTTTGTAATGTTAATATAACAGGTTTATCATCAGCCGTAGCTGAGTGTTTTAATATTAATCCTTTATCAGCATTATGTGTTAATCTAATATCTTGGTCATTACCAAAGTAAACTATACCACCATCTGCTAAATATAAATCTGACCATTCAGCAGAAGCTGTACCTAAAGAATCTCCATCAGCAGAAGTTGGGTCAGCACTACTAGCTGTCGCCCATGATAATGTACCACTACCATTAGTAGTTAATACTTGTCCATTACTTCCATCAGCACTTGGTAAAGTCCAAGTAATATCAGAACTAACTGTACCTGCTGATTGTAATGCTACATAATTTGAATCATCAGAATCATATAACTTTAAAGCTCCAGTTGAGTTTACTCTTATCTCTGCCATTATGCCTCCTCCAATGCCTTAACTTTAGTTTCTAAAGTTTCTATTTTTGTAATTGCTTCTTTTAAAGCTGCAGTTAATAACGGAACTAACTTTGAATGGTCTATACCTTGATAGTCTGGAATTGTATTTCCAGAGCCATCTAAAATGTTATCTCCAACACTTTTACCTTCTGGTATATCTTGACCATCTCTATATTTTTCTACTGCATCTTTTTCTCCTGTAACTGATTCTGGTACAATAGATGTCACTTCATGTGCAAAAAACCCATCTCTTACTTTTTTACTTGGGTCGTCTGTAAAATTAAATCTGTAAGGTTTAAATTGTTTAACTCTATCAATAGCACCTGTTAAATTTGAAACATTTTCTTTTCTTCTGTAATCAGATGAAGTGTTATAAACAACACTACCAGCTCCTGCTGTAATGCTACCTTGTGCTGAATTTTCAACACCAAAATAAACCATATTAACTTGTCCACCACTACTTGCACCATCAGAAGAATTTAAACCTAATCCTCTATTAGCATAAAATGAACCTTTAATATGACATCTTGTGCCACCAAAATCTGTTGTAGTAAAAAATTTTGCTGTACCATCTGTTATTTTAAAAGCTGTACCTGTATTACAAGTAAAAGTCATATCATTGTTAGTATGATAATATTGAATACCTCCAATATTAGGGTCTTGTGGGTCACCAAAGTTTATTGTGTTATATTCATCATTAGTAGATAGAAGTTGTATTCCTGCATTAGCAGCACCTTCTACAACTAAAGCTGTAGAATTTGATTGAACACTAGTAGCTGTACTATTTCCTGCATAAACATGAAGAGTTCCTAAAGGTGCAGCACCACTTTCCCCTATTCCAACTTTATCATTACCACCATCAACAAATAACATATGAGTGTTACCATTTGATTCTACTCTAAAATCTAAATCATCAGAATCTTCATTTATTATAACTGCTGTATCCGAAATTGTAATTTGGTCATCATTGGAAGATGATTGGTCGTCAATACCTGCATAAGTTGTTCCTGCTGAAGCCCAACTTAAAGTACCACTACCATTTGTAGTTAAAGCATGACCATTAGAGCCATCGGCTGTAGGTAATGTATAAGTTATATCACCAGATTGTGTTCCAACTTGAAATGCTGAATAATTTGTTCCATTATCCGTATCTTCATATAGTCTTAATTGACCCGGACCAGTTGCACCATTTGCAATAGCAACATAACCACCATCATTAATTTCTAAAAGATTTGTTCCATCATATTGTTTAAAGATAATATCTTTAGCATCTACTTGTGGTTGAAATACTACATCTGAAGAACTGTTAGTTATCTTTAAAAGATTAGTTCCACCATCTGCAAATGTTATATCCCCACCATCAGCATCTAAAATAATATCACCCGGTACATCTAGTGTTAAATCACCAGAGTCAACCTTTATCTTTTTATTTGCACCATCTAATTCTATATTTGCCATATTATACTACCACTAAATTTCCTGTTACTGTTATTGTTGCGGCAAATGTTACCGGACCTGCAAGAACAGCATTACTAATTGTTTGTGTTTCATCTATTTGTGAGTCATGTTCTGGTACATTCTCCGCAGATGGAGCATCACCAATATATAACATTCCACCAACTTGTTCAATTTTTGCCATTTAATCCTCCTACGAACTTATTGTATCAATACCAGATACGATTACATCTACTGAGTTAGCAGCACTTGCTATCCCGTAAAGAACATCACCACTTGCTAAAACAATTTTAGCTCCACCTTGAATTAGTTCTAACGAACCTCCCGGTGGTATGCTTGACCCCTTTGCAATGTAATAGTCTGTACTCGATTTTCTAATGTAGACATCAACAGTAACTGCTGACGAACTAATGTTTACACATCTGATACCAATAATAGCATCATAATTTCCACCAGTCCATAGTAATGAATTGGTATCATTATGAGATGTTGGTAAATCATCTTGTAAAACATTTCTAAAATCTTGAGCCATCTATTCCTCCTTATACTATAACGCCACAGACATTGCTATGCTAAAACCTTGTGACGCAAAACTTGCATTTGAATTGATATAAGTTGTTACATCAGTCATTGCAACTTGTTTCATTGTTCCTGCATCATTAACAACTACTCTATCAGCATCTGCTAATGTTGTGGATGTTGCACTTGTATCTCCATCCATTATATTTAATTCAGTAGCAGTTGAAGTAACACCATCCATTATGTTTAGTTCTGCTGTCGTAGCAGTCACACCATCCATAATATTAAGTTCGGATGCTGTAGCTGTTACGCCATCCATAATGTTTAGTTCTGCAGCAGTTGCTGTAATATTTGTTCCACCTATATCTAAAGTAGTAGCTGAAACTTCTCCTGCAACAGTAACAACACCATCTGCTAGTGTAATTAAATCTGTATCACTTGTATGTCCAATTGTTGCTCCATTAACAGAAACATTATCAACTGTTAAAGCTGTAAGTGTTCCAAGTGATGTAATGTTTGCTTGAGCCGCAGTTTGAAGTGTACCTGTTATATCACCAAAAATTGCGTTACCAACTGTACCACTAAATACTTCTGAACTATTTGAAGCATCTGGAATAAATGTAAATGCAGAAGCACTATCATCATATCCAAAGAAACCTAACTTAGCAGCACTTCCATTATGCCATCTAAATTCAAGACCTCTATCTTTATTATCATCTGAACCCGGAGCTGAATCTCCACCTAATGTCATTATAGGGTCATCAACTGTAGTTGTTGTACTATTTACAGTTGTTGTTGTTCCGTTAACTGTAAAGTTTCCACCTACAGTTAAATTACCAGTTGTTGTGACTGAATCAATATAAGCATCTTTCCATCTAACACTTGATGAACCTAAGTCAACATCACTATCTGTTTGTGGACCAAAGATACCATCTGCAACATAAACTTGTTCAGCGTTTGCTGCATAGAAATGTATTTCATCTGCTGTTTCAAAATCTATTTTTGTTTGGTCATCTTCACCAATTTTAATATCTGTTGCCAGTAAAGATGTAATTGTTGTTTGAGCTGCACCTAATGCAAAGTCTAAAGTATTATCTCCATCTTCGTAAGTTACTGCAATACCTGTCTCAGTATTAGAAGAGACCATAGCTCCTACTGTATCAGCTATAGTTTCTGATAAAGATGTACCATTAATTGTTAAAGCATCTGTTTCCAGAGTACCATCAATATCTACATCACCAGATATATCTAATTCAGTTGCTACAATTTTATTATTAAATGTTGCCGCACCTGCTTCACTACCATCAATTGTTAAAAAAGTTGTATCGGAACTTCCATCAGTTCCTTTAAAAATAATATCAGTATCACTACCTTGAGCATCTATAGTAATATTACCAGCAGATGTAGCTAATGTTACTGCTGCATCACCTGTTGAAACATCATCTAATGCAACACTTGCACTTGTATAAGTATTAAGTTGTGATGCATTAATATATTTTGTTGTGCCACCATCGTCTACTAAAAATTTATCTGAGTCAGCTAATGTTATTGAAGTACCATCAGTAGCTCCATCAACTTGAATTGCTGCACCAGAAACTTTATCGGCTGTAGAAATTGTTGCTAGTTTAGAATCAGCTATTGCCGCACTTGCATTAATATCTGCATTAACAATAACACCACTTCCTATAGCAGCCGTACCACCAGAGATAGTTATGTCACCACTAATTTTACTTTCAACATAAGTTGAAACTCTTGACATTGCTGATTTTCGTTCTGTTCCACCAGCTCCATCATCAACAATAATTAAATCAGCGTCAGCTAATGCTGCTCCAATATCTGTAGCTCCATCTATATCTAATGCACCAATATCAATTTTATCTGCTGTAGATATTGTTGAAAGTTTTGAGTCAGCAATTGAACCTGCTAACATTGCATTTGTAATAGAAGTTGAACCTATAACAAAATCTAATGTATTATCTGAGTCATCATAGGTAACACCAATACCTGTTTCAGTATTTGAAGATACCATAGCACCGACAGTATCAGCAATTGTTTCTGATAATGTTACACCATCTATTGTAATTGCATCTGCTTCTAATGTTCCATCTATATCTACATCTCCAGATACATCTAAAGAACCTGCATCTAATTCACCTGTTAAAGTAATATTACGAAGTGAAGCTATATCTTTATTTGAATCTACAACAAGAGCTTTTGAAGCTGTAACTGTTCCTGCGGTTACACCATCTAAGAATGCAAGTTCTGCTGATGATATTGTATTACCACCAACAATAAGACTTCCACCTATAGTTGTATTACCAGATATATCAACAGCACCATTAATATCAATTGTTGTTGCTGCTATTTGTATTTCTGTATCCGCTACTAAATCTAATTGTCCATCTGCTGATGAATAAAGATATAATGCTGTATCTCTAAATTGTAATTTTTCTGTACTATTAATTAAAATATCATCTGAGAATTTAAAATAATCCTCATCTTCCATCCATGTTAAAACACCATCTGCTGTATTAGCATTAAATGTAACAACTATATCAGTATCTGCTCCAGTACCAAAACTTATAGCATTACTATAAAGTGTTGATAAAGGTCCTCCATCACCAGTAGTCGAACCATCGTGAGTATGACCACTTGAGACATTAAATGCTGATAGTAATTGGTCGTATTCATTATTTAATAATGATGCTGCAATAGTATCGCCATCAGAAAATGAACTCTGTCTAGTATAACCTGCCATTTATATTCGCCCTCCCGGTATAAAATCTATATAGAAGCCCGATACAGTATACCCCGAACTTGTACCATTACTTCTAATTTTAAAATTACTTGTAAAACCACTACCTGTTAAATTTGTTTTTTGTTGTGGAAATAGTGTTGCTCCAAAAACTGCCGTACCAAAAACTGCTGTTCCGAATACTGCTGGATTTGATAATGAACCTATATCTATTTCTGCTGGTTGTGGTACATTATTATCTTCAAAGTCATAACGACAAAGAAGTTTTAAATTATTATTTGTTCCTTCTGACCTTATACTTGTTTTAATATAGTACAAAGTTTTACGAACACCTGCATCTCCATAATCCATATCTGGAGTTTTATACATTGCTTCTATATTACTTCCAGCAAAATTATTTCCTGTATCATGGTTATATACATAACCATCATCTGAAGCATGATATAAAACTTCTGAATCATTTTCATCTGTACCTGCGTGAACTCTACGAGCTGGAATACCTTTTGTTTCACTCCACTCATAAACTGCTGCACCAGTTGAAGATATTTTAAATGTTCCTATTAATCCTTTTTGTAAAGCAGATGCTTTTGTTGTATTGTAGTAATATAATCTATATTGACTTTTTTCTTTTATTACCATACTTGAAAAAACAATATTAGCTAAATTTGGTAATACATCATCTCTAAAGATAGGTAAAATTTTTCTACTAATAGAACTTAATTCAATATCATCAATACGAGCTGTACCTGCAATAGTTCTTAAACCATCTGGTGCTAAGAATACTAAGTCACCACCAATCTCTTGAACTGTATTACCATCTAATGTTCCTATATTTTTTGTAACAGATGATAAAACTACTGTACTATCTAATCCAGATAATTGATAAATACTATCTTTACAAAAAATAATTAATTTATTACGAAAAGGTTTTATTGCTCTTATCTGGTCTCCAACATCAATTGTTCCTGCACTTGACCCAGTAAAATCTTCTGGTATTAATCTTGTGCTATATGCAACTACTTGTGGATTATCAGATTGTCCTGCTACTATTAATCTTTCTCCAAAGATTGTACAAAGTGATGGGTCGGAAGGAGCTGACCTTGCTTCAATTTCTTTAAATGCATAAGTATATGTACTTCCAGAAATTGTAATTTTAAGTTGTGCAATTTCATTCACACCATCAGTAATAAATAATTCTCCGTATTGTGATTCACCTTCGTATAAAGCAAACTGAACATTACTTTGACTTGTTCTTGCTACTGCTGATGCACTAGATAATTGTGCTGCACTTGCACCATTTTTATAAATTGTTTGACTTGAAGCTGTTGCTGCAAAGTTTTCATCAACTGTCATTGATGTGTTACTTGCTACAGAAAGAACATTATATTCTTCTCCATTAACTCTAATATCATCACCTGCTGAAAACTCTGAACTAAAGGATGTACTTGTTCCTGTTATTGTTGCTGAACCGGATGATACTGCTACTGTTCCTGTCTTAGCAATATAAGTATTTTTATTTACTTGTGTCCATGTTGAACCATCTGTACTATAATATATGTTTGCACCTTGACAAGCTACAACACCTTTTGCATATCTATAGATACCTTCAATATCATCTGCACTACCATTAGGTTGATTACTTCCAAATTTTGTAAAACCACTTACTCGTCTGTAACCGCCATGAATAGATGATTCAAAGTTTTGTAAAACTGTTGCAACACCCGGACTTCTAAATAAAGTATGCGTTGTTCCTACTTTATCTAATCCACCTTCGCATATAACTGATACGCCTTGTTCTGCCATTAAACTACTGCTGTTCTATCATCCCCCATTGTATCTGGGAATGGTTCAATTAATTGTTCTCTCATAGTTCTCAAACCTTTTTTATATTCTTGGTCTGCTAATTGTGCTTGAGAAATATTATCTTTAAATTGATGTATATAATATCTTGCTCTTGCTAATAAAACTGTTGAATATTGTTGTGGAAATACTACTGTATCGCCATGAGCTGTTAATTCTGTTGGTTGACTATAAGCAAAGAAATAAATTCTGTACACACCATCTGGTATTGGAGATAATCCGAACTTATCATTCTTTGGACTACGAATTATTCTTAATGGTATACCATAACTTTGAGCATCACTTTTATCTGTTGCTTCTGATATAGCAAAATGTTTATTCCAATATTCTACTGTTACTGGATGTAACTTTCTAATTTCATATGGTGAAGATTTTCCACTTACACCTTCTTCGGTTAATGTTATATTATTAAAATCAATATGACCATACCATGTTGTTGCATTACTTGTTCCACTTCTAAAATTATACCATCTAGTTCCAGATGTGGTTTCAATATAAGCATTACCATAATAATCATTTGATGGGTCTCCTACTGCTAAGAAACTCCACTTATCTTCTGCATTACAAATATCAAAATAAGCTCTGTTAATTTGGTCTTTAATTAATTTTTGTACACCTGTAGCACCACTAGCAAAATTACTTGTAGTTAATTCAACTTCATTTAATTCTCTAATAATAGTATTAGTTAAATCTAAATATGTACGGAATGGTGCTGCCATTTTTAAACTCTTTTATTAATTACCTTGAGCTGCTGTTTTAAGATTAGGTACTGTACTGTCTGGGTATAGTTTAGTATCACCCGGAGTTCCCATATCTGCTTTATCACAAGCTCTTCTTAAATCTGCTTTATAATAACTTCTTGGATATTTGTCTTTTCCATGGTCGACAGATGCAACATTATCACCTTCTATAACACTTGGTTGATGTCTAGTGATTACATCTTCGGCACTAAATCCTTTTTTTACATTTGGCATTTTATTTTCCTCGTTTATATGTTAAAGGGGCGAACTCAATGCCGCCCCCTTTTAGTTAGTATTAGTCAATTAGATAGAATGCATTAATTAATGCAGTATCTCTAAGAACTTGTCTTCCATATACATGAAGCCCTCTAACGATGTCACCAAAAGTGTCATGGTCTCTAAGAGTTTCAATGTTAAGAATAGATTGTGCAGTTGCTGTAGAGCTGATATGACCAGCCATACATTTACCAGTTGCGTTAGAAGTAGATGCAATGTTATTAGTTTTATACATTTTAAAACCTCTAATCATTCCACTTGCTACTAGACCATTTCTTACTCCACCATCACCTTGGTTATAGTCTGATGTCATAAGTTTAGAGTCTTCTGCCGCTAGTTCTTCATAGAATCTAGGGTCAGCTAACATCCAACGACCTTCTTCCGGTATATTTTGCTCATCTAAAAGTCTTGCATATCTTGACATAAGAGCTAATGGAGTAATTTCTCCAGAGCCGTATCCTAAGTCAACTGAGTTAGTTGCATGACCTAAAGTTGAGTCAGCAGTTGAACTGTCTGAACCGATTACATGGTCTGGTCCAGAAGATGAAGTGCCGCTAAACATAGCCGCAATTACTTCTGAATCCATAGTGTCTTTAAGTGTGTAAGCCGCACTTGACGCACCTACTGAAGCCCAATTAATGTGTGACATTTTTTCCTCAATGTCATCGATAATAAACTTGAATGAGTTTGCTTTATCAATAACAAGAGAAACTTCTTGGTCTCCAAGGTACTGCTTAGTTGTTGAAGCTGCACGAGTATATGCTGCAACAGTTACACTTGGTTCTTTAATGATTTTAACAGTATCGCCAAAAGCACTAATTTCACCAGCATAATCTGTATTAGTTATCGCTTCAATGACAGATGTTTTTCTAAAGAAGTTTTGTATCTTCTTCGAAAAAATTTCCGGGACCCAAAATTCATTGGTTTGACCCGAAGTTCCGACATTAAAGTTCGAACTACCCGCACCACCAGCATTTTGTAATGTTCCCATTACTTCCTCCTTGTAGTTAAAGTTAGTTGTTTAATGTGATACAGCTTCTATCTTTTATCGTTGTTTTTAAATTGTCGGATTGCCCGAACCGCCATAGTTTTTGCCCATGTCATTTACGACACGACCTTCCCTAGCCGCTTCTTCAATGGCTTTCTCGTTCTTTGCAAACTCTGATTGAGACATAGCTGCTATTTGAGAACGAGTCCAAATTTTCCTCGTACCATATCCAATGTCTTTACTGTTAGTTACCTTTACCATTTCTGATGCAGGTACAGTATCACCAGATACTTCTGATTTATTTTTAGACTTGCCGGTATCCTGTTTGAAAAGGTCAATTGCTCGAGACGCTAATTCTGCGTCAGCATTGTTTCCATAGACCCACTTCTTAATATCTTCCGGTTGACTATTAGCCCAATTATGAAAATCATCTGACTCTCGAATTTCTTCAAAGTCTGGATGCATTCTTGCTAATCGTGCTTCAGCTTTTTCTTTAGAAATAGATTGATTTAATTTTTTAAGAGAGTTAATCTCTTCTTTTAAATCTTCTGCTTCCTTAGACGCTTGAAGATGTGAGACTGATTCAACTACACCATAAACATCGGGATATTCTTTTTTAAATGCAGCAATTTCTTCCGGACTTTTTGGAGCTTTATATTTAGGTCTATTCGACTTAACTTCAGCTAAAAGTTCTTCTTCTCTTGCTTTAAAAGAATTAACACGACCATCATAATGTTTCTTGAGGTCATCATATCTTTTTTTGTAATCAACCTTTGTATAAGGTTTGTCTTCTGGGGCTGGTTCTTCTGGAGTGTCCTCTTGTTTTTCCATTGTATCTACTACAACTTTAGGAGGGTCTTTCTTAACCGCCATTGTGTTTGCATCAGCAAACGGCTTCTTTGCTGCTTCATCCATTGCATCATAATCAAGATAATCTTTTTTCATGTTGTATGGATTTGGCTCTTGCTCTTTTGTTTTCTGAGAAGTGGCTTTACTTCCTAGTAAAGTGTTCTCATTACTATCTACCATTTTTATCACCTTTCTTGTTATTGGGGTCTTGCTTAATTGCAAGAGTAGCCGAGTAGAGTGCCTAGGTGATTGCCCGGGTGGCTCTACTTTTTATAATGACTAGCAGACATAAGTCCACCTTTAGCCATCATGGGTTCATTCATCATTTGATTTTGTTCTTGAATACCCATACCATTATCATAATCCGATTCTGCTTTTGCCATCATGTTACGAAGTTTATCTACACCTAATTGCTTAACTGCTTTAGCTGTAAAGACAAACTCACCATCTGATAACATAGCTGGAATCGAATCTGAAGTTCCTGTTCCCGGTCCATCGACTTCGCCTTCACCGGTAAATTCTTTCATAGTCATCTTAGAAATAATATCTATTAATTGTGGATATTGTTCTACTGCTGCTTCTAAAACTTGTTCTTCATCTGAAGTTAATACGGAAGTATCTATGTTTGCTTCAACTTCCATTTCTGGTTCTTCACCTTCAACTTCACTTGGAGTCATCATAGACTCTACTTGCATATTAACATCTTCTTTTAATTCTGGAATTTCCATTGGAGCTTCTTCTTCTACAGGTCCACCTTCTTGATATGCTCTGTATTCTGGTTGCTCATAGTATCTACTAAATCTAGGGTCAAGCAAAGGGTCAGTTGGCATAATACCACCTGTTGCTGCTTTCTGTCTAATATTTTGTTTATTCATAGTAATTTTATTATACATATTTTCCCCTATTCTAGTTTTAATTTCTGATGGTTTTTTTCCTTCTCTTACCATCAAATGATAAATATTTAATGCTTGATTGTATTGTTTAGTATCTGCATCAACAACTTCACCATGTTTATACCTTGACCTTGTTGGGTCAAACATTCTAAGAGGTAATCCTTCTCTAGCTGCTTGAGGTGTATTAACATCATAAGGACTAAGTGTTGGTACAGTATCAGAAGCTGGAGTTAAAAAGTCTCCTTGTTTTTTATATAAGTTTCCTGTCGCCATTAATAAAAATCCTTTGAACTAGATTTCTTTTTAGGTAAATCTTTTTTTGGTTTTTCTTTTTTAACTTCTGGTTTAGTAAATATTTTCCACCATGCTGCTACTAATCCATAAGGGTCATCATGTGGATAGCCAATACAATTTAATTCTTTTTCTTTTTTCATTTTTAATCGACCTCTGATTTTATTTCATGCTGACAACTACCACAAGAGCAATTCCCACCACAGCAAGAACCACCATTAGAACAATGACACTCATGTCCACATATTACACAAAGAGACAATTATCTTCCTCTCTTTTTCATGTATCCACCTTTAGCTCTTCTAGGTCTAGGTGCTTTATTACTTTTAGTAACTTGTTTGCCACTTGGTAATTTTGATTCTAATATTTTAATAGGACCAGTATAGCTACCAAATCCCGGTATATTAATTGTTTTAACTTCTATTTTTTTGTAACCGCTCATAATTAAACTTCCTTTCCGTGTTTATCTTTGTAAACATAACCGCCATCTTTAAAAGATAACTCTTGTATTCTAGCAGATGTTGTTTTACCTCTTGTAATAGGTTCTTTATAACCTTTCCAAGATGTAGGATATTTTTTAACCCATACATCTCCTCGTTTAACCCAAACGAAATTATCTATCGGTTTTACTTTATCGCCCATTTACTTCTCCCTATATGACTTGATTGTTTCCGGCAGATGGATTAACTGCTCCAGTAAATTCCATTTCCCCTGTTTGCGGAACACCTCCTGTTCCGATTGTGCCATCGCCAACTCCCGAGCCGTCAACTGCTGGAGTTTGATTAGGTACTCCTTGAGGTCCTGCCATTCCGGCTTCACCACCAAGGTCTGTAGTTTCTGTAGGTCCTTGTTGTCTAGCATTTTGTAATCCTATTATCTTTGCGTAAATTTCTGCTTCATTAGGGTCATTGATTATTGCTTCTGGGTCAAGGTCTAATGTATAAGCAAGTTCTTTTATTAGTTCTGGTATTTTAACAAATGGGGCTATAGCAGGGTTTTGTACACTCTGCAAGAACATAGTTAGTCTTTGCGACCTTACTTCTTTCTGCATGAGAGAAGAAGTTCCAGTTGCTTTAACTTCTAAGTCACCTTCAATATTTAAATCACCTTGATAAAACTGCATATTCCATTGGAAGTATGCTTCGCCTAGAGGTCTCAACAAGAAATCATCTAAATTCTTTATAACAGTTTTAATATTTAAATTAGCAGCACTAAGTAACATTGACATACCAGAAGCTGTTCGTGTCATACTTTGAACACCTGTCTGTCCATGTGAGTATGATGGTATACCTGTTGACTCATCTGCCAACTGTCTAAACTTATCAAACATCATCATGTTTTCTGTTGATGTGTTTGGAAACTTTAATCCGTGTATAGCTTGTCCGGGCATTCCAGCTTGTCGCCTAAATATTTTTCCCGGATATATGTCCATGCTTTGTCCTGCAACTAATGCTGACTCGTCAACATCAAATACAAGTGAACCAGATAAAGCTAAGTTATCAATAGCCATTCTTGCATGACCATTCATAATTTGTTGTGCGTCATCCATATTTTCTGGTACACCAATACCAAAGAAACTATATGGATTTTTTTCGTAAGGGAATGCTTGATAAGGTAAACGATAAGGTTTAAATGGATTCATTACCATTCTAAGAACTCTATCCGCAGTTACCCATGCATTAATTTGAAACTCACTTTCTTCTTCCATTCCTTCTGGAATTTTTAATTGTGAGTCTTCTAAAATTTTTCTATCAACAATACCCCAGTATTCTAATACTTCATAACGAGCATTGTCTGCTTGATAGTCACTATCTTCTAATTCTATTTGAGATTCAAAAGTTCTTTTCTTATAGTTAGGACCATCGTTTAATGTTTCAAGAATTTCTTCTTTATTAAAAAATGGTCTGTCAGCTAAATCTCGTAATTGGTTTCTATTTAATTTATGTCTATGAATTACATATTCAGCATCATCTAAACTTTTAGAATTTGGGTCTGGGTAAAAATCCCAACAACTTACAAATTCAATTCTAGGAACTCTTGTTGTTTCTGGACTATAATTTCTTTCGTCACTTCCTTCTTCTTTATTCCATTTGTGTAAAGTTTTATTAAAAGTAAAAGGACCTTTAATAATACCTGTACCAAGAAGAACTGATTCAAAAACAGAACTTCTTAATTCTTGTGAACCATTTGATTCATCTATTTCATCATGGATTAATTTTTCCATGCGTCTTGCAATCTTTGAAGCAGGTTTAATCTGTGCCATATCCGGCATTGGTGCTGGACCTTCTTGAATTGCATCATCACCTAGTTCTTTATCTAATGAACCAAGTATATCTTTCTTACCAGTTAAATCATTAAATGTTGTTCCCGGTTTAAGAGATTTCCCATCTCCTTCAAAACCAAGTGGAGACTGTTCCGGTTGTTCTGAGAAGGGGGTCGAGGAAAGACCATTACCGGGTCTATAGTTTAAATTACCTTCTATAGATGGGGATGACTCTTGAAGATTGTCACCCATTTGCTCCTTTAGGGGATTGAGGTGTGCGTATGTTGCTACACCTTCGGGTACTTTAGTTTCTTCAACTGAGATGGGAAACTTATTTGCAGAGAATAGAACATCAATAATCTGTCCATACGCTGCTAATACTTTAGTCTTTGTAACCTTTACAAAAACTTTTGACTTTTCATGTTCTCTAAAATTAACATTCTTATAGTATTTTCCTCTATAGTTATGAAACGCCTGTAGCCATCGTTCCTCGTCATTTCTACGAGACCTTTCACATCCTTCAAATTTATTATAGACAAAACCAGCTAGACGAGTGTCGTCTTGCTTTTGTTCGTCATCTTTTTGTGGTTGTTCTTGTTCTGCCATCATTTCCCCTTATTTATATTATACACCTACTTATGAGGTTTGTCAAGTAATTTCTCAATAAAATATGGTAAAATCCATTTATTATCTCGGAATACCTGTGTCAAGTAATTTGCAAAATTATTTACTACACTTTCTTCGTTTGTATCTCCATTTAATCTCCCACCTTCTAGGGTTTCTCCCGAAGTATAAGCTATTGCATGAAGTATTTCATGGAGTAAAGTATTAGCTTCTTCTATATTTGTAAGATTAGGTTGTATCTCAATCTTATTTTCTCTTTGTAAATACTGCCCATAACAGTCAGTTAAATTATCTTTTTTAAAATTAGGAGAAGTTACATCTATTGTAACATCTGTATATCCTATTTTAATTACTTTATTATTTATCTTCTTTGTCACCATACAGATACTCCTTCTTTGATTGTCTAAAATTATGGGATTTACTTATATCAACATCATCTGGGTCTTGTTTTACCCATTCTCTAAATTGACTTTCTGGTCCGCCCATATCATTTAAACGAAATATCTTTGGTGCAGATAAAATATATTCTACATTTCGTTTCTTTTTATGTTTTAACATTTCTTCATAAGATAATATTAAATCATATACTTCATTTGTTTTTGTATTTCTAAAACTATATACTGGCATTCTTTAATATCCAAATGTAGGGTCTGAAGGTGCAAATCGTTTTATATCTCTCATTTCTGTATATGCCGAAGGAGTTTGTGGTCTTGACATAATTAGATAACGAAGTGCATCATATGCGTGGTCTGACGCTTTTGTATCTACATCTTCTGGTTTATTAGGGTCAATAGGTATACTTTGTAATTCTCTAATAAGATTTACGCAAGTGCTAAATATTTGTAGTCTTGGTCTACCTGTTGTCTTGTTTTGTTTTAATCTTTCGTGAACTTGTATCTTACCTTGTATTCTATTTTTATCTGCTGGTCGAAGCTTATGTCCTGCTCGAACTAAAGTTTCACCTACTGTTGGTCCTCCAGCTCCTGTTCTATTCCATGCTGCATAGTCTAGTACACCTTGAATACTTCTTCGTTCTTCTTTTTCGTATTCAATCATCATATTAGATAAGTCTTCACCTGTCAAACCTTTTTTATATAATTCTTTATATATAATTAAAGTTTCATCATCTGGGTCTATTGTTGCCCAAACACAAGCTGATTCTGCTGCATAACCATAGTCAACACCTTTTACTCTCATCCAATGAAGTGGAATTTTAAAAGGTGGTATAACATGAATCTCTGCATCAAATTCTGTAAATGCTGCACCTTCTGAAACATCCCAGTTACCTTCAAGTAATTGTTTTCTTTGTGTTGGAGGTAGCGATGCTAACATTGCTTCATATCTACCATCTTCTGATAGATAAGGGTTATCATCTAATCGTGCTGGAATAAACTTTCTTGTTAATCCATCTTTACCTTCAAAGGAAGTATTAGGAGGACTAGCGTCAAGGTATCGTTTCTTTACCCAATGTCCACCGACTCCACCCGGGTTTGCAGTACACCTAATATAAGTCTTTATTTCTGAATCGGTTGTTCTTAATCGTGATTGCAAATATTGGAGTGGAAACTCTGTAGGGTATTGAGTTAATTCATCAATACCTATCCAACTGTAAGCTTGACCTTGGTATCTATAGACATCTGCGTCTCTATCAAGATAACCAAACTCTAATGTAGCTCCAGAAGGAAACTTCCAAACTTTTTCTACTTCTCTAAACTTAGCTCCGGGAAATGCTTTAGTATATAATTCTCTTGATTTATCTATAAGTTCCCTTAACTCTGGCATACTTCTTCTAAGAAGCAACGCCCTATGGCTAGGTCTATGCATAAATCTAAGTGGGTCAACAAGCATGGCATATGATTTACCACCTCCTGCTGCACCTCCATAGAGAACATCTTGTTCTGAAGCTGCTAAGAAATCTGTTTGAGGTCCTTCGTTTGGTTTAAAAACAATAGACTCTTTGTTTTCTTTTATAAAGTCTCTTACTTTCTTCGGAGCTTTATCAAATTCTTCCTCAGTTATAACTGTATTCTTTGTTGTCTTATCTACTTTTACTGGGTCAACAGCTAATTCAACTTTCTCTAAAACTTCTTTTTTACCTTTATAGCTACCTTTAATTCTTGAAAGTTTATTCTCAAGCTTTCTAATCTCTCGTTCTTTATCAGCTAATTCTTTTCGTGCTTGTATCTTTGCTTTTGTAGCTACACTTGAACGCCTAGGTATACCAGTAGTTCCTTTTGGTCTTCCCGCCATACTTATTCCTGTCTGTCTAGTAAACCTTTTATTTTATTTTTATCTTTGTTAACAAGTTTACGCAGTCCTTCTGCTGATATTTTTCTACCTGTATCATATTCTAATTGTTCTGCTGCTCCTCTTAGCGACAGAGAGCCATTCATAATGTGTTCCTTTGTTTCCGATAGAGCTTGTATTTCATTCTCGATGGGTTCTAGGAAACCTTCCACATCTGACTCCCTGTAGCCAAAAGGAATTGTTGAACTTGTTTTACGCTTTAATGTCATCTATTCCTCTCATTCCGGGAATTTTAAAGCTTTCAAATTCAACACAGTATGCATCCATTATAACTGCATCCCTGTAATCTTGTGGTTTACTATCATATACTTCTAGTAATTCATATCTTGCTGTTTGACATTCTTCTTGGTTTGGATATATAAATCCATTATATTTAACTGATGGTGCGTTGGGCATTGATATTAATACCAACATAAACCATATATTAATTGTCGTCATCCGTATACTCTCCTTCTATTACAACTTCTTTTTTATCAGGCAATAGAAAGATTCCGCCAGTTACATTATGATTTACATTCAAATGTTCTTTCTTTGAAACACCAACCCTATCTAATAAAGTTTGAGCTGCTTGTAATTTAACATTAGCTTGAGGAATTGGTCTATCACTCTCCAATACTTCTACTAAACTCTGTGCCGCCTTGGGAGCAGAGTGTGCTAGTATTGTATTGGCAACATCCACTATCTGTTCTTTTAGGGCTTTAACAACCGCATAGTAGCTTGTTTCCTCATATCCAGCAAGTCTAAGAGCTTCTTTTAAGTCGCCCTTTGCTTCACCGCCTAGGGTATCTAAAAACTTTTCTTGTTTTGCTGTAAGTTTTCTATTTTGATTTGGTTCTACTGTCTTTAAAAAACTCATAGTTAATCCTTACCTCTGAGATATTTTTTCTCTGGTTTATATTTAAAATAATGTTTCAATAGTTTTTTTAGTTTTTTAAAGATAGTTTTCATTTTTTCCTCCCTAATACTATTATACACCTAGTTGACACTTTTGTCAAGTAGTTTTTTCTATTGACAAATCTGCATAGAGGTGTATAATATAAGTATACCCTCCGGGGGTTCTAACACCTAATACACAGGTATAGATTTATTTATATTTATTTTATTACTATATAGTTTTTACAAGCTCTGTCATAATCCGACAGGGCTTTTTTTATTTCTATTTACCCCCGACCTATCTGGTTGACACTCTAATTGGCTAATTTTGTATGAGTAAGATATATAACGCCATCCCACCCGCCATGCCACCTGCCCAGCCCTTAATATGTTATATTATAACATTACAGAATATTACAAACTTTACAGAACTTTACAGACTTTACAGATTTACATAATTCTAGTTGACAGCTTGTAAAGATTTGTAAAGATTAATAAATATATCTTACACAATCTGACAGTTTAAAAATTCCTTGCTATATCTAACAAAATTTAATTAATTATTTAAATTTATTTATATTTAAAATTATTTTCAAATAAATCACAATTTGAACATAATTCAAATAAAATCTGTGGTATAATGGGCTTATAAACAAAAGGAAAAAATATTATGACTAAAAAAGATTATATTAAATTTGCTGATTTATTAATAAAATTAGAAAAAAATGATAATGAGCAATTTACACCAAATAACTTATTAAATGGATTAATTGATATATTTATAAATGACAATTCAAGATTTGATGAATTTAAATTTAGACAATATGTTAGAAATACCCACGATAAAAAAAGAGCAATATAAATAAAAAAAACTTGACACCCTTTATATAATATGGTATAAAGGGTTTATATAAAAAGGAATTAAATTATGAAATATAATAGAACTGTAAAACATAAAGATTTTAAAATAACTTATATAAAAGCAACAATACCATATAAAAAAGTTATATTTAAACCAAAAAGCAAATTACTAAAAGAATTTGAAAACTTGACAAAATTACAGCTAAATAGCTCTTATGGAATTTCAAGTGCGTATAATGGATTTTCTTTTAGAGGTGGAAAAACTAAAAAAACTATGTATGCATAAATAATTAAAAATAATTCTTGACAATGTAAATAAGTTATGTTATAAAGGAATTATAATAAATGGAGTAAAATTATGAATTATGATTATGAATTATGGACTGAACCTAAAAACAAAGTAGAATATATAGACAAATCAAATACTTATATTAAAAGATTTAATAATGAGTATGACGCTAGAAATTGGATAGCAAGATTTAATAAGACCGCCAAGAAATTACATAAAATTAGTTATGTAAAAATACTTGACAATTTTAAGAAAATAGAGTATAAAATAGTAGGAGTTAAAATAATATGAAAATTAAAAAATTAATAAAAGATTTAAAAAATTATGACGAAAATTTAGAATGTTTATTTATGTTAGTAAATAATAATTATGACAGTAATAAGGATATTCCTATTAAATGGATAGGTGAAATAGATACATCTATGATTTATAGTGATAATCCAAGAATAGAATTTGGTTTAAAAAAACTTTAAATAAAGGATAAAATAATATGAATAAAAAAGAATTTGAAAAAAGATTAGTTGAATTTTACGATATAAAAGAGCAAGAAAAGTGTTTGGATTATTGGTGTAAATTAACCGGTAGAGATATATGTATTATATATCCTAAAAAAGATATTGACATAGTAAAATATCTTAATAAAGAGATAAGAAAAACAATAAAATTATATGCTGAACAAACAAACAATGCACATTTAAAACTATTTACGAGATTATAATTCTTGACATGGTGTTAGGAATATGATATAACATAATAAAAGGAGTAAAATTATGTGGAATTTTATTAAAGTATATTTCTATCATTTTGTAGATTTTCAATTAAAAGGAATTAAACCTACAAGATATAGAGAAAATTTAGAAAAGAATAATGGGTACTCAATAGACATTACAAGTGGTGGTAAATCTAATGAGGGTTTTATAAGAGTTAGTAAGGGTTTAAAAACTTGGTACTATCCTAACTATTATAGACGAAGTGGTATAAGAATAAACGATTATTCGCTTGACTTATACAACAATAAGATATAATATATAAAAAGATATAGCAAGTTATGAATGGGTTATGACTTGCTATATTTTACTTGACAAGGAGTTAATAATATGGTAAAACAATTAGAGTTTATTAAATCTAAAAAGTTATTAAACATTGACAAGAACGCTAAGACAATTAAGGGTCAGAAATATGGGTATATGACAGCGATTTTATACCTTGCTCCTAGTGATTTGTCTGGGTTTAATGTATGTCCAATGGCAAGTAATGGTTGTAAAAGTTCTTGTTTAAATACAGCCGGTCATGGTGCATTTAGTAATGTACAGTTAGGGCGTATCAATAAAACAAGGTGGTTTATACAGGAGAGAGACACATTCTTGACACAATTAAAAAGAGAAATAAATAACTTTATTAATTATGCTAAGAAAAAAGAACTAATACCATGTGTGCGACTAAATGGCACATCTGATATTGCATGGGAAACAACAGGAATATTTGAGGAGTTTCCTCACATACAATTCTATGATTATACTAAGGTCTATAAGAGGGCTGTTAAGTATGTTAATGGACAATTACCTAGCAATTATCACTTGACATATAGTTTAAATGAGGATAATATAAGAGAAGCATTTGATATATTAAGTAAAGGTGGAAATATAAGTGCTGTATTTAGGCATGAATTACCGGATACTTATAAGAGTTATAAAGTTATCAATGCAGATGAAAGTGATTTAAGATTTACAGATGATAGTAATGTTATCTGTGGACTAAAGGCAAAGGGAAAAGCTATAAAAGATTATAGTGGCTTTGTCTTGGAAAGTGTATAACCCAAACACCCAGTAGAAATACTGCGAGGGAAAGTCGTGAGGTTAGTGTTTAGTAAAACGACTGCACTATAAAAAAAATAAATCATACTATAAACATTGTGTTGACATAATGTTGACACAATGTTATAGTATATATAAACTAACAGGAGAAAAAATTATGGGTGCTATGAGTGATTTAGACTTGAGTATTAGAGAGTTAATATTCGAGGGAACTTTAGAAGAAAACATTAAAGAGAATGTTGGAACTAAAATAAATATAAGAGGTTATGATTATATTGTATCTGAAAAAGATATAACAGATTATTATAACCAAGAATGTAGAACAAACTTAGCAATCGAACAAGTTAATGATTTGTTTAGATAGGAGTAAATAATATGGAACGAACTGAAATAGGTATTGGAAATATGAAAATAGATGTTGTTGATGATAATGCTGTCTATATTAATTTAAATGGGTACACTTATTACATTGACGATTCAACAAACGAGCAACACATAGAGAAATGGAGAGAAGAAAATGAAAGCAAGTGAATTAGTTAAAGACAGTTGGTATATCATAAATAATTTTGGTTATGATATAAGAGCAAAGTTAATTGAGAGTGCAAGACAAGGGCGAGGGTATAAGACAATCGTTCTCATGGATGTACGAGGAACAGACGCAGGTTTCTTTGATGAAATGGGCGGTGTTCATGTTGATGATATAATAAGGGAGCATAAAAATGGATGACGCATTATATAATTGGAGAGAAAATGTTGCAGAATTTTACAACGAATATTTTTCTGAAGAAGAACAAGAAATAATTTATGAAATCATACGAGGTAATGTAGGTGTTGACGCATTGAAAGAAAAGTTTGATGAATTTTTTAATGATGAAGACTTACCTATGCACCCAGAGTTTGATGTGACGACTGACGAAGGCATACTTGGTAGATTAGAATTTGATATTGGGTATGTTGGGGGGAGTGGTACTCGTAGTGTGTATCGCTTTAACTAATTGATATATAAGGATAATTATTATGAACAATAAAGATATGGAACGAGAAATTATTAATGCTTTAGAAATTAATTCTAATGTTGATTGGGATAGTGCAGAGCTGACACCTAACCAAGAATTTTTAGAGTTAATAGAATTTGTTAAAAAATTATTTAAAGAGGAGTAATGAATGTTAAATGCAGATAAATATATTGATAGACTACGAGTGATTGTTAAGAGTAATGATGAAATGGGAAATAAAAAAAATTATCATTTACCACAACAGAGATTAGATTTTATTACTGCTAGAGTTAAAGATGTTATAAAAGATTATGATGAAGACTTTAATAAAGCATTAGAATATTATGAAAGGAAAAAATAAATGTGGAAACTAATTGATTGTGGAACTTACCTTTGGTTTGTTAAGTCATCCAAAAAATATTTTCATTGTGTCTATCATATTGATGGGGAGTATAAGAAAATAAAATTGAATGCAATTAGAAAAGGATTATATTTAAGTAATGAAAAGATGAGGTATGCTTACTTAAAGAATTGGAATTTAGATACAGCAAAATGTATCATAAATAAAAAGACTTATAAGTTTCATAATAAATTATGGAAAGGTATAAGGAAAACAAAACTGATGAAAGAAATACTACAACAACTAAGGGGGAGTAAATGATAAAGTTTAATACATTTAAAAAGAAAAAGAAAAACAATATAGACTATTGGATTACTATTGGTTGGGAAGGCGAAGAAATTCTTGTGCCAGTAGAAGACGACAGTATCTTAGATGTAGATACAGATAAATATTTAGATAGTTATTCTGATGAGCAGATTGTATCTGAGTATGTAAAGAAAGGAAAGTAAAATGAAAGTAAGAGAACTATTAGAACTACAACAAGTTATTACTAAGAGAGCAACACCTAGTGATATGCATAATGATGATATAGCAGACCACTACTCAACATCTAAAGATGAGTATATAAATATATTAGATATGGATTTAATTCATTTGATTAGAAGTTATTCTAAATGTATAATGGTTGGTGCAGGTAGATACAATAGAGATACTTTAAGAGAAAAGTTAGATAGTATATTAACTGATACTTATTCTGCTAGAGAATTGCTTGACAAAACAGAATAAATATGTTATAATAGAAAGAGTATGTTATGAAAAAGATTACACCTACACATGATTTAAGTTGGTATATTAAATGGTGCAGTAGTTTTATATTGCTTGTTGGTATGGTATTAACAGCAGTAGAAATAACACCAATCAATTTATACTTTCACATGGTAGGTGTATTTGGTTGGTTAGTAGTAGGTTATTTATGGCATGATAGAGCATTGATATTTATTAATTCAGTTGCCTTTGCTATATTCTTAACCGGAATACTAATGACAATATGAGGAGTATTATATGGAAGAAAAAATTTTACAGCAATTAACAAAGATTGCTAAACTATTAAATGAAGCTATACAATTATATAAAGAACAACAACAAGCAGACATTGAGAATAGATTGAGTAGAGCAGAGAAAGAATGGTTGTTAGCTACAGATGATAAAAAGAAATGAGTAGAGCAAACTTAAAAAGAAAAAAGCATAAGGGCAGACGCAAGATAGGTTCTCGTAAGAGACGCAATCGCAGACGCATTAGACTTAAACTTAAAATTAGAAGAGGTAAATAATGAAGAAGGGATTTAAAGACTTTGATATTGATTTAAAGTATGGTCAGATTAAAGAACAGAAAGTAAAAGATATGTTTAATAACTGCACCATTGAAGTTAAGTCAGAGAGAAATTGGTGGAAGAAGACTGGAAACATAGCCATTGAGTATGAATATAGAGGGAAACCTAGTGGTATTTATGCTACTAAATCTGACTATTGGTTTCATAGATTGGAAGAAGATAAGGAAGAATTTTGTACACTTGTATTTAAAACATCAACACTAAAGAAAATTGTGGATAAGTATAAAGATAAGTTGACAAAGAATGTAGGCGATAATAAGGCAAGTAAATGTGTGCTTATTCCTATAAAAGAAATGTTTAACAAGGAGTTTTATAGCGACCAAGTGTCGCAGGTATAAAAAAAAATTAAAATAGTTATTGACTTTGGAAACAAACTATGATATAATATATCTATTATATATAAAATAAATAACTATGTTAAAGTTATTAATAGTTATTATTATAATATTAATTATAATATTAATAATATAATTAATAATATAATAAAGGTTTCGGACATATGTTTTTGCAAGACATATGTTTCTACTGACTGAACAACAGTAAGCTAGTTGTAAGGTAGTGGTTTTAATCTTGATGTGCAAATGCATGAGGGGTTGAAGGTATGTACTGAGTAGCGTTATCTCATAGGTGGATAGCTCGTGAAAGGTTGGAGGTAAATCCATAAGTCCTCCGTAGAAATCCGAAAAAGAATTAACTTGGTTGACTACTAATGAAAAGTCTTAAATGACACTACTGGATATGGGTCAGTAATTAAGTTCCAGTCTCGGTGAATTAACATCGTGAGTATAAAACACACCCAAGTTAATAGATTGTTTAGTGCGTAGGTGCTTGGGAAAGATTAAGTTCTACTGCTATGGGGTAACACAATAAAAAGTTTGAAAAAGAACGCACATAAAAGTTATCTTAAAAAGCATAGTGGCATAACCAAAATCCAGACTGACTAAACAAAAGGTTTGGGTAGTGCCATCTGAACACATGCGTTGCGTAAAACTACCCACTTAAATTTCCGTAAGGAGAAGGGTCTACTGACGAGTAGAATGATTGTGAAGAAAAGATAATCCTGTCACACTCCTTACGAAAGTTTAAGAATTTTGGGTGTTGACTCGCAATACTAGTTTAATTAACTTAATGCGTGGTTATATGGTTGTCAGCGAAACCACCGCCCAAATAAAATAAACTTTCTTCTTGACTTGAAGCAAGAAGTATGATATAATATAGGTAATTAAATAGATTAAATAAAGGAGGGCATTATGCCAACAGTAGAAGGAAAAGCATATTGGTGTGCTATTACTAGACCCAATACAACATTCGACCCAGTTTATCAAGTGGATTTAGCCATTGATGATAAGACTGCTGATGAATTTAAAAGCAGAGGGATAACAGTTAAGACTGATGATAGAGGTAATATCATTAAGCTTAAAAGAAAAGTCGAAAGAAATGATGGTACAAAAAATCCTGTGCCAAGACTTGTTGACGCAAAGAAAAATCCTATTGATGTATTGGTAGGTAATGGTTCACAAATCAAAGTTCTTTACAAAGAATTTGAGTGGAACTTTGCAGGTAAGAGTGGTAAAAGCTTAGACCTACAAGCAGTACAAGTCTTAGACCTCGTGCCTTATGGCGAGGACTTTGATGTAGCAGAGGGCTTTACCTCTGACAAAGAAAACGGAGAAGACTTTTAATATATAGAGAGGGCGACACATGGAAGACAAATCAAATTTTGTAGAATACCATGTACCTTGTGATAAGTGCGGAAGTAGTGACGCAAGAAGTATTAACGAAGATGGTAGTAGTTATTGCTTTGCTTGTGAGAACTACTTCCCACCAGACAGCGAGGACATACAATTAATTAAAGAGAAGGGCGACAATATGGAGTTAGTAAAAGAATTACCAAGTAATATTTTAAGTAGTTATTCTTCTAATGTAGCAGGTGGTTTCCATGCTATAAAAGATAGAGGAATAAATGAAGAGACTGTTAAGAAATATGGAGTTAAAGTTTCTTATAATGGTCAAGGTTTAATATCAAAACATATCTATCCATACTATGATGAGCAAGGTACTATCATAGGGTATAAGAATAGGTTTGTAAAAGATAAACAATTTTCTGTCAATGGTTCAACAAGTAATGCTGGATTGTTTGGACAACATCTATTCAATGGAGGTAAGTATGTGACCATAACTGAAGGAGAGATTGACGCTATGAGTGTGTATCAATTACTCGGTTCAAAATATCCTGTTGTTAGTATTAAGAATGGTGTTGCTTCTGCTATTAAAGACATTAAGAAAAGTTATACATGGCTTGATAAGTTTGAGAATATAGTTATTAACTTTGATAATGATGAGATAGGTAGAGAGAAAAGTAAAAAGGTTGCAGAATTATTTGCCCCTGCAAAAGCAAAGATAGTTAAGCTACCAGAAAATTTCAAAGACGCAAATGATATGCTTCGTGCTAGAAAGTATGAAGAGTATATGAAGTGTTGGTGGAATGCACCTGTCCATGCACCAGACGGAATTATAAAAGGTTCATCATTACTTGATGAGGTATTAGAACCTGTAGTTAAATCACGAACAGACTATGGTTGGAAAGGTTTAGATGAATTAACCTATGGTATTCGTAGTGGAGAGTTAGTGACTATCACAGCAGGTACTGGATTAGGTAAGACATCAGTCATTAAAGAATTAGTTTATCATATCTATAAAACTACTGAACAAAACATAGGTATGATTATGCTTGAGGAAAGCCCAAAGATAACAGCACTTGACATCATGGGTGTTGAAGCAAACCTACCACTTAGAAGACCAGACATATCATTAAGTAAAGATGATAAGATAGAATATTTTAACAAGACTATTGGCTCTGGTAGATTTTATTTCTATAATCATTTCGGTTCTAATTCTGTAGATAATATTGTATCGAGAGTTAGATACATGGCGAAAGCTTTAGAATGTAAGTTCATTGTACTTGACCATATCAGTATGGTTGTATCATCCCAAGAGTTTGGTGATGAAAGAAAAGGACTCGATGAAATTATGACAAAGCTTCGTACACTTGTACAAGAAACAGATTGTGCTTTGATTATTGTATCACATCTTAAAAGACCGGATGGAAAAGGACATGAAGAGGGAGCAGTCACATCCCTATCTCAACTAAGAGGTAGTGGTTCTATTGCTCAACTATCTGATATGGTGCTTGGATTAGAGAGAGACGCACAGAATGACAATGAGGTTATTCGTAATACGACATCACTAAGAGTATTAAAGAATAGATTTGTAGGAATGACTGGACCTGCAACTTATTTATATTATGATAAGGACACAGGAAGACTACACGAAACAGAAAAACCTACGGATAACGATGATGCAGACGATAAATTTTAGGAGTAAACAATGGCTAAATTATTTCTCGACATTGAGACCCCACTATTCAAAGGTTCATTACCTAATAAGATTTTTTGCTTGGTCACTATTTGTGATAAGGGCAATACTGTACATTATACTGAGGATGATATTCATAAATTTAAGGATGTTGCGAGTAATTATTCGGAGTTTATTGGACACAACATAATAGGTTTTGACGCACCAGTTATTAAGAATGTACTTGGCGTTGACTTATTTAAACTTGGTAAAGTAATTGATACATTAGTTCTATCAAGATTATTTAATCCAGTAAGAGAAGGAGGACATAGTTTAAAAGCATTTGGTTTAAAGTTTGGATACAAGAAGTTTGACTTCGATGACTTTACAAAGTTCAGTCAAGAAATGTTAAGGTATTGTATTCGTGATGTTAAATTATTAATACAAGTTTATACTTTATTAAAGAGACAGAGTGCAAATTTTTCTAAAGAGTCAATTGATTTAGAGCATGAGGTTGCAACAATTATTGAACGACAAATTTCTTATGGATTTAAAATTGATATAGAGAAAGCACATCTTCTTCTTGCTAGACTACAACAAAAGATAGATGAAGTACAGACAAAGGTTAGAGAAACATTTAAACCTTTAAAGATTGAAGAAACTTTTATACCAAAGTCAAACAATAAAGCTAGAGGATATGTCAAGGGTGTACCTTTTATTAAAGTTAAGTATCAAGAATTTAATCTTGGTTCAAGACAACAGATAGGACAACGATTAATTAATCTAGGATGGAAACCTAAAAAGAAAACAGATAAGGGTCATGTAATTGTAGATGAAAAAGTTTTATCAGAGATAAAAGATATACCAGAAGCTGAATTGATTAACGAGTTTCTTTTACTACAAAAACGAGTGGCTATGATAGAGTCATGGATTGACGCAGTAAAAGAAGATGGGAGAGTGCATGGAAAAGTTATAACCAATGGGGCTATAACATCACGCATGAGCCACCAGTCGCCCAATATGGCTCAAATCCCTGCCGTGTACTCTCCTTATGGTAAGGAATGCAGGGAACTATGGGTAGTACCAAACGGATATAAGTTAGTGGGGATTGACGCAAGTGGACTTGAGTTAAGAATATTATCCCACTATATGAATGATAAGGAATATATAAATGAAGTCATTAATGGAGATATACACACTACAAATCAAACTCTTGCAGGGTTGGAAAGCAGAGATATTGCAAAGACATTTATCTATGCGTTCATTTATGGGGCAGGTAACAAAAAACTCGGAGCTATCTGCGGAAGGTCTGAAGGTTATGGAAGACAGATTAAAGAAAGATTTCTTAAGCGTCTCCCAAGTCTTGCAAGATTACGAGAAAGAGTGGACATTGCTACTCGAAAGGGTTTCCTCAAAGGACTCGACCAAAGAAAGCTCATCATCAGACAAAGGCATTCCGCCCTTAACACTTTAATACAAGGTGGTGGAGCTATTGCTATGAAGAAAGCTCTTGTCTTATTAGAAAAATATATACAAGAAAAAAGTATTGTTGCTATACCTGTAGCAAATGTACATGATGAGTTTCAATATCAAGTTAAAGAAGAACACGCTGAAAGTTTAGGTAAACTTGCAGTACAATCAATCGTGGATGCAGGAGACCAGTTAGGTCTTCGTTGTTCACTAACAGGAGAATATAAAATTGGAAACAACTGGAAAGAAACACACTAAAAGTTTAGATACATTAGTTCCAGATATAAATAAGTTACTTGTTAATCTTACTTATAAAAAGAAAATAAATGTTAGTGAAGAACAGCTATCTAAATTTTTAAATAATATAAAAGAAGTCGTAATGGATTTTACAAATCCTATGAAAGCAGATAAAAAAGTTTTACGAATGTCTATACTTGGAAGACCAGCAAGACAGTTATGGTATGATAGACATAGACCATTTAAGAAAACTACACCAGACCCTGCACTACAATTAAAATTTTTAACAGGGCATTTTATGGAACATCTTATTTTATTTCTTGCAGAATTAGCAGGACATGAAGTGACAGACCAACAAAAGAAAGTGACTGTTGATGGAATTGTAGGACACATGGATAGTAAAATTGATGGAGAAGTTGTTGATGTTAAGACTGCTTCATCGTATAGTTTTAAAAAGTTTAAGGATGGTTCGTTATATGGTGACGACCCATTTGGTTATGTCGCACAGCTATCCGGTTATGAAGAGAATGAAGATAGTGATAAGGGTGGCTTCCTTGCATTGAATAAAGCGACAGGAGAGTTAGCTTTGTTTAGACCAGATGATTTAATGAAACCAAATGTTAAACATTTAATTAAAGATGTTAAAGAAAAATTAGCAGATGATAAACCACCTGCAAAATGTTACGAACCTATACCACACGAGAAAGGTGGTAACATGAAATTACCTTTAGGTTGTTTTTATTGTCAACATAAAGTTGAATGTCATTCTGACGCTAACGAAGGTAAAGGTTTAAGATTATTTAAGTATGCAAAGAGTAATGTATATATGACAAAGATTGTTAAAGAACCTAATGTTGAGGAGCTAAAAGTAAATGTATAAATTTTTTGTAATGTTTTTATTAGTATTAATATTATTATTTACTTGTACAGGTTGTGCTTTATTTGTAGCTAAAGAAACCGCAAAGGTAGTAGAGATAGTATTGGAAGAAGAACCTAACCCAGATAAAAAGAAAAAGATTTTAAAAAATAAAAATGAAAAAATAAAATCACAGAATGAAAGAGCAAAAGAATTTTATTGTAGTAAAGTAAAGAACACAGAGAAATGTAAAGATGAATAGAAAGAAAATAAAAAAGATACGAAAGAAAGCTCGAGGTATTCTTGTTGAATGGTTGCAATCATTAGTCGAAGGACCAGAGAAAGAAAAGATTAATGAAAAAAATTTATTTGAAATGATGCCAGAACAAACTCATTACTGGTTTCAAAATCAAATTCAATTAAGTGCGTGGTCATACAAGTGGGTAATTAAAAAGTTAAAACAAAATCCAGACTTGACATTCCAAGAATTATATGATATAATATATAATAAAAAATAATGTATCGTTCTAAGTTTGAAGCTACAGTAATAAAAAAATTAAAGTCAAAGAAGATTAAGTTCTTTTATGAACGAGAAAAAATAAAGTATGTTCAACCGGTCATTCATCGTTCTTATCTTCCCGACCTTTATTTTCCTAGCACTAATGTATATGTAGAAATAAAAGGTAGATTTAAAGTTGACGATAGAAAGAAACATATTTGGATTAGAGAGAGTACGAATTGTGATATTCGTTTTTGTTTTCAAAATCCTAATGTTAAGTTAAGTAAGAAATCTAAAACAACTTATGCTATGTGGTGTGAGAAAAATAATTTTAAATGGTGTGATAAAGATATACCAAAAGAATGGATGGTTAAAAATGTTAGAAGAAGGTAAAGCTTATATTGTATTATCAACAACAGGTATTGGTAAAACAAAAAAGATGCATATAGAATTTATTAATATGTCTGATGATACAGGCATAATGATGACAGGTACAGGACTACATTGGTTTTGTGAAAACAATAATGCTTTGTGTCAGTACATTGGCATGAGAGAAATGGAAAAGGTTATACTAGGGAAGAAAGGAAAAGATAATGGACCAGTTAAACACTAAAGATTTATTAACAACTGCTATACAATTGGTTGGTGGCGACAGACATAAGGACTATGGAGATAAAGTTAAGAACCATAATAACATTGCAAAGTTATGGTCAGCATATAAAGATGTTGAGATAACACCACACGATGTAGCAATTATGATGTGTTTATTAAAGATAGCAAGAACAAAACTAGGAGCAGTTAGTAGTGATACATACATTGATGGGTCTGCTTATATGTCAATAGCAGGGGAGTGTAAATCACATGAGTAAAATTAAAATAGATTTAGAACGAGATAAAAATTTAACACCATTTGGTATAGCTACAATACAAGATAGATACCTAGATAAGAATGAAACATCCCCTCAACACGCCTTTGCTAGAGCATCTAAGTATGTCTCTACTTATAGAGGTAAGACTGATTGGGATATGGCACAAAGAATATATGATTATGCAAGTAAAACTTGGTTTGGTTTTTCTTCTCCGATACTTTCTAATGCCGGTACAAAAAAAGGATTACCTATATCTTGTTTTCTTAATTATGTACACGATAGTAGAAGGGGATTAAGTGACCATTATGATGAGAACATTTGGTTAGCAAGTAATGGTGGTGGTATTGGTGGTTATTGGGGCGACATAAGAAGTGACGGAACATCAACCTCACATGGCTCTATGTCAACAGGTTCAATTCCTTTTATGAGAGTGGTTGATAGTCAAATGTTAGCATTCAATCAAGGAACTACAAGACGAGGAAGTTATGCTTGTTATATGAGTGTGTCTCATCCAGAGATAGAAGAGTTTTTATTTATGCGTAAGTCTTCTGGCGGTGACATTAATAGAAAATGTCTTAACCTTCATCATGGAATTAATATTACTGATGACTTTATGAATGCAGTATCTAAAAATATTGATTGGAAATTAATTGACCCACACTCTAATAAAGTTTCTAAGTCTATTAATGCAAGAGAATTATGGAGATTAATATTAGAAACAAGACATGAAACAGGTGAACCTTATTTACATTTCATTGATACATCTAATAAACATTTACCAGAGTCACAACAAAAGTTAGGATTAAAAGTTAATCAATCTAATTTATGTAGTGAAATAACTTTACCTACCAATGAGGATAGAACTGCTGTATGTTGTTTGTCTAGTGTTAATTTAGCACAGTATGATGAATGGTCTACATCAGCTACATTTATTCCGGACATGATACGAATGTTAGATAATGTTTTAGAACATTTTATCATGGCAACTTATGATTTTTCTTATGATTATGAGGGAAAAATTTTAGACATGAAAGTTAAAGATGATATGTCTGGGTTTGAAAAATCTGGTTATAGTGCATACAGAGAACGAAGTGTTGGGCTAGGGGCTATGGGATTTCATACTTACTTACAAAAATTAAATGTTCCTTTTGATAGTCCTATTGCTACAGGTCAGAATATAAAAATCTTTAAACAGATAAAAGAATTAGCAGTTGAAACTTCTAAAGAGTTAGCTATTGAAAGAGGAGAAGCACCAGACATGGAAGGTACTGGTATGCGTAATGCACACCTACTTGCTATTGCTCCAAATGCTACATCAAGTATTATTTGTGGTGGTACAAGTCCTTCGATAGAACCAATAAGAGCAAATGTTTACACACATAAAACTTTAAGTGGTACATTCCAAGTAAGAAATGGACAATTACATAACTTACTTAAACTTAAATGGAATGCAGACGAAGAACTACAAAAAGAATATGATAGTGATTATACCTTATTTAAAGATAAGATATGGCAAAGCATTAGTGAACAAGATGGTTCAGTAAAACACCTTGACTTTTTAACTGATATGGAAAAGGATGTATTTAAAACAGCGAATGAGATAGACCAGAATTGGATTGTCGAACACGCATCAAAGCGACAACAGTATATCTGTCAAGCTCAATCAGTTAATTTATTTTTTGTTGCTCCACGCATACAAGCTCCACAAGAAGAGCATGATAATTTCTTGCGTTATACTAACAAAGTACATTATCAAGCATGGAAACAAGGATTAAAAAGTTTGTATTACCTAAGAAGTAGGGAAGCAAAAAGTGCAGAGAATATTAACTTAAAGGTTAAGAGAGTACGACTAGAACAAGACAATGAAGAGGAGGTTTGTTTATCATGTCAAGCGTAAGTCAATTATTTAAAGAAAGAACTTATTATAAACCATTCGAATACCCATGGGCATTTGATTATTACCAATTACAAAATCAATTACATTGGTTGCCAGAAGATGTACCAATGCATGAAGATGTTAAAGACTGGAATCAAAAGTTATCACCGGCAGAAAAAAATTTACTTATACAAATATTTAGATTGTTTACTCAATCAGATGTAGATGTAGGTGCAGGATATTTTGATAAGTATATACCACTATTTAAGAAACCAGAATTAAGAATGATGATGGGTTCATTTGCAAACATTGAGTCAGTACATCAACACGCTTACTCATTGTTGCTTGATACTGTTGGTATGCCAGAGTCAGAGTACAAAGCATTTGCAAAGTATGAAGAGATGTCAGCCAAACATGATTACATTCAACAGTTTGAAACATCAGAAATAAAATCAAAGAAACAATTAAAAGATTTAGCTAAAGCTCTTGCAGTTTATTCTGGATTTACAGAAGGACTACAATTATTTTCTAGCTTTGCAATACTAATTAACTTCCAACGATTTGGAAAAATGAAAGGGATGTGTAAGATAGTTGATTATTCTATTAGGGATGAGTCACTTCATGTTGAGGGTATGACAAAGATATTTCGTACTCTTATTAAAGAGAACCTAGACATATGGACAGATGATTTCAAGAAAGAAATCTATCAGATATGTAGAGAAATGGTTGCACATGAAGATAAATTTATTGAATTAGTTTTTGAGATGGGGGATATACAAGGTCTAACATTAGAAGAGATGAAACAATACAATAGATATATTGCTGATAGACGCTTATTACAATTAGGATTGAAACCTAATTTTGGAGTGAGTGATAATCCTTTAACTTGGTGGGATGAAGTAATAGGTGTTGAACACCAAAACTTCTTTGAAGGCAGAGCTTCTGCTTACACTAAAGCAAGTGTCAAAGGAAATTGGTCAAATGTTTTTGATGATGTAGAAAATAGTTAGTGGTATTGTATGCCGAAAAAAATACAAGAGACTACGATATTTTCGTACAAGCTTCTCCTAGATAGAGAAGGTAAGCTTATAACTGAAATAACCTCTCTACCCATTGAGGATAAAGAGGTTATGTATAAGTGTTTTAAAATTCGGGAGGAACGAAATTTTTTTATTAATGTTGTTGCCGAAGCAAAACGAAAATTTTTAGTTGTACATGAATGGTTAGAACAGTATTGTAAATTTACTTCTTAACTAAACTACCACCAAAATATAATCCTATTATAGCAGACATTAAGTGAGTGTCAAGTGGTGTTATTACTACACCAAAGAACTCTTTGTCCATTACAATTTCTTTCTTTTCTATGAGGAATAAAAATCCTCTAGTAAATTCTGTCCATGTTAGAAAGACACTTGTATCAAAAAAGACTGGAACTATTTTAGGATACGCAATGATAAAGAAGACTGCTGTTAAAGCAATTATTCTTCTTGTCCATTGAAATCCTTTGTTCTCATACCTTCTCGCTTTATCAATTTCCTCCATTTGAAACTTACCACGAGCAAGTAACATCTTTTGTTCTGCTTGTTTTGCCTTAATGCTCTGACCCCAGATAGACATAAACCCACCCAGTAAGCTAGAACCTAGCATTGTTATCATTTCTACAGGCAATCCGCCTAACATATTAATCTCCTTTTAGTTTAAACTATTATAGTCCACGCAATAAAAAGAACAACAACAGCACCTATTCCTGCTGCAATCTTACCTTTTTTGCTTAAATCTTTCCAATACTTCATAGTTTCCTCCTTAGTTTTTTAAAAAATTTTTTATTAATTTACTGAAGTTAGGTCTTTTTCCATACACATTACCTACTTCAATTCCTTTCCATTGTATTGTTTTATTAACAGGTTCAGTATAAACTGGCTCTGTCGTATCAACTGGAGTCCATTTCTTTTCCAGTTTCTTTTTCTTTTTTGGTCCTGCCATAACTTCTCCTGTTAATGTTAGTATTATTATTAATATTAATAAGTATCTCATTTAAGTGGGGGCTTTTATACCCCCTACCTTTTATTTTATTGTGATTGTTTTTGGTTTCTTTTCTTCTGGAAGATTTAATTTCATCTTCACAATAAGAATACCATCTTTTAATTTAGCTTCATCTACTTCAAGATGTTCTGCTAAAGTCCATCGTCTTTTAAATGCTCTTCGAGCTATACCTTGATGAACAAAACTATCTTCTTCTTTATCAGAAGACTTACCAGATATTGTTAAAGTATTTTCTTTTACCTCTACAATAACATCTGCTTTTGTAAACCCTGCCAATGCCATTTCTAATTGATAATTTTCTTTATCAATTTTCTTTATGTTGTAGGGTGGATAGTTCGGAATATCAAAGTCCGATAGAGTTGAGAGTTGGTCAAAGATATTATCAAAGCCAACAGTCATATTTTTAAATGGGTCAAAGACCCTAGTAGGTAGGTTCATATTTGCTCCTTTCATTAAGCGAGTTGTTATTATACAGAATACTACCTGTAGCTATCCTGTATTATTATATTATACACCTCTATGGTGCTTTTGTCAAGACTTATTTAAGTCTTTTTCTGTCAAGTAATCCGCCACTTTTAAAGGATATGTTTGCTCCTATATAGCCAGATGTGTGGTCTTCATCACCTTTTACACCGGCTTCAAGAATACCCTTCTTACCTATTACAGACCAGTCGCCATCGTCATATTGTCCTTGTATAAATGTATCACCTCTTTGCCAAGTAGCATCGGCTCTTATTCCTGTATCTATTTCTAAACCTGTTCCTGCTGATTGTAAAAATAATTCTCCACCAATATTAGCTTCACCACCAAATGCATCAAACTTTTTCCAAGCTCCTGCTTTCATTTCTTTGTCTTCCCAAACTCTTTTCATTTTTTCTTTAACAACTTCTTTATCCTCACCCGGAAGTGGAATTGTAATATCTGTACCAGTTAGAAATGTATTGTTATTATTACTATCATTATTATTATTACTATTAACAGTAACATTATTATTAGTATTAGTTCCACCTTGTGTACTAGCTAGATATTTTTCTTTGCTATCATTAAAAGCAGTATTACTAGAAGAACTAGAACTACTTCCACTACTAGAACTATCTCCGCCATAAGCCGCATTAGAAGTAAACAAAGATTTCCAACTGCTAGTCTTCTTTGGTTTCTTTGGTCCATGTGTGTGTGCCATACCACCACTATGAAATTCTTTTCTATTTTCATCTACATATTTATAAGATTTATCTAAATCAAATTTTTCTAAACGAATAGCTTCATCAAACCATTCCGGATTATCTAAATAATATCTAGCAACTGAAGGTTTATTTTCAAATTCTATCATAGCTTTTACTACATTAGGAACATCTGCTTTTGTAATTATATCTTTTCCTATTTTATTTTTTACAAAATTAATATAATTATTTAAGTATTTATTTTCTTTTTTAGGAGCAAACGATGTTATAATTTTTGAAACATCCCCATCTAATCTATCAACTTTTGTATTAATATCTCTAATTCCTGCTCTAATTCCCATAATAGGATTATCAAAAATAGCAAATCTTTCATTCTCACCATACCCTTTTTCTAATGAACCAGCCCAATTTTGAGTTCGTTCTAAGTTTAAAGGATTATTAAAAATACTAATTGGTTTTTGTTTTACTATAACTTTAACTGGTTTATTTTCTGGAGCATCTTCTGTAACTTCTTCAAATACTTTTTCTTCTATCGGTGTGTGATTAGTTTTAAGAACAACATCCTTATCTAATTTGTCAACACCTAAAAAATTTTTATATTGTTCATCCGACTCATCAGCTTTTCTTGTTGTATGAGGATTACCATTCCACATAAATAATTCTTGTCTATTATTTCTTGCTTCATCAAAAGCATTTACAAAAGAAACTTCTTCTTTATTTTCTTTTTCTTCTTTAACAATATCACCAGTCGCAAATAGTTTTCTTGATTGTGTAGCAAGTCCACCCTCTGCAAACATATTTGGTTTTAATATTTTCTTTTTATCGTAGTCTTGATTAATATTAAAGTCTTTATGATATGCCATATAAGGTACACCCATTCTATCAAGAATAGCTCTTAATGTTGGAACAGGCATAATTCTATAAAAATCTCTTACAGCTTTATCCCAGTCTTGCATATTTAATCCTGCCATAACAGCATTCTTTCCTCCAGAAGCTACATCACTAGCATAACTTATTGCTGGAAAAAATTCTATAGGTGAACCACCTTTAAATCTAACAAAAGAATTAACCATTGTTTGAGAAAGCCAACCTAAATTACCAGAAAGCATTGCCGCTTCTGACCACCATGTTTGAGGGTCATCTTCAAGGTTATCAACAGTATCCCATTCTCCCCACTTTACATAGTCTCGTAAATCTTTAACAGCTCCAAAAGCAGTTAATGCACTTAGCATACCAATTGCTGTTCGTAAATCACCACTCTCTACTCTTGTCATCATAGCATTTGTTTGTGCAGATTTTGCCATAGCCCATGATGAGAATTGTCCAATAAGACGAACAAGAGGATTTCTTGTTTGTGTAAATAATAATCTATTTCCTACTGTTGGTATAATAGCATCTCTATTAGCTGTCTTTGTTCCTACTCTATCAATAAGATTAGCAAGAGAAGACTGTTGCATTGCTTCGTCAAAATTTTTTACTCTTCCAAAATTAATAATATCTGATTGATTTAAAATAGTCTTTCCATCTTTTCCAACTTTTAATGCACCAGTTTTTATAAGATGGTTAATATCTTTTAATGAAGTTGAATCTGTTAAATCATTTAAACTTTTACCTCCAGTTTTTTGTAATCGTAAAGCTAATCTTTTAGCTGTTTTAAATGTATCTATAGCCCCAACATTATAAGCATATCGTCTTGCCATATTTGTAACTGCTTCTAATCCAATAAATTTAAAAAACTTTTCATTAGCAATACCAAGTAAAGACCTAACACTACCTCCTTTATTACCTATAGCATAAGGTGTTGAACCAGTTGTATCGGAGTAATACGCATCTTTAAAACTTTGTTTTGTACCTTGTGTAAATTTTTGTGCCATTTGTCTACTAATTCCTTGACCACCAAATATACCTTGAATAGCTGATAACCAATGTCTACTGTTTTGAAATGGTTGAATTAAATCACCAAGGTTTGCAATAGTAACTTTATCCATCATACTAAAGTTAGCCATTGTAGATAACCAAGCCGCAGTTAATTTTTCTCCCTCTGTTCCTTTTCTTCCGTACCTATTAAAAAAAGAATTAACAGCATTATGCATTGCTTCAACATCATTTCGATGTGGACTTCCAGCACCTTCGGGATTAGTACCATAAAAACCACGAACCTTTTTAAACCCAGACTTTGCATACTGGTCGTTTAATCTATCAAGAAAAGTTTTGAAACCTTGACCATGTTTTCCAAACACTCTTGCAAATTCAATTGATTTTACACTTGTTCGTACTACATCTAATAAAACTTTATCGGCTTCATTAACTGTCCACTTACCTAAAATACTTTCAACATCTTTGTATGAACCTTGTAAAGCTCTTTCTAATTCAATGTGTTGACTCATTGGTAATTTAAAATTATAAGTATTAGAATATTCTACCCCACCGGTAGCTTTTTTAAAATCTATAATTGGGTCAGTATGAGTTCGTTGAACACTATTTATATATTCTTCTGCAATATCATCACTCTTTCTTTTATCTTTAAAGTATTTACTTTTCTTATCTCTTTTTAAATTATCAATAATTTTAACTATATCTTTTTGAAATTCTTCTCTATTGTTAGCAATAAGTTTAAAGTTAAATTTTCTTGGGAAATAATTTATTAACATTTCTTTTTCAGAAAATCCTACATCTTTATAATATGACCTAAAATCTCCTAAAAAATTTTTAATTCTTTTTGATAAATCTTTAGCTTCAGAAGAAGTCTTTCCTTTAAATCCTCTAACAATTTTAATAGCATCTGCTTGTACATCTCGACTTGCTCCTGCTACAACCTTAGTATAAATATCATCAGCTAATAATGCAAATCTTCTTTCTGCTAATTCTTCAACAGAATTACCACTACCAATTAATCCAAGTGATTCATCTTGATTTTTAGCAACCTTACCCCACATATTTAATCTTACTGTATCAGTTGGTCGTGCAAAGAAAAGATTAGAAAACTCATCAAGGATAGGTCCTCGTTGTGTAAGTTTACTTTGTTGTGTCATAGCCATTGTTATTCTTGTAAATCTATCAAGATTACTTAAATAATTTTTAACTATGCCTTGTCCTAATTCTTTTTGTACTGCTGTAGGTACACCTTTAATACCACCACGCATTAAAACTTTATGTGTCATACCAATACCTACACCTGCACCAACTGCTTTCCAAAATCCTTCATCACTATCAGTAAATAATGTACCATAAACTGCTCCACCTGCTCCACCAAAAGCTGGTCTTGCTAAATTTGTTGTCATCATTCTAGCAATTTGACGAGTTGTTCTTGAAGTTAAACCACCCGCACTATGTAATTGTTTAACAATTTCTATTTGAAGTTTTGATTCTTTACGAGCTTGGTCTTTAAGAGATTCACCCATTTTCTTATTAATTTCTTTACTAAGAATTTTTCTTTCTTTATAATTACGAACATTATATTTTTTACCTTGAAACTTAAAAGTTTTTAATCTAATTTTAATTCCTTTTTTACTGGCTTCTCTTATTCCTTGTACTAAAGCAGTTAGTTCTTCTTTTGGTTTAAGATAATTTTTATAAACATTTTCAGCTCCATCTATATCTTGAAATAATTTTATTATATTTTTATCTTTAGAAATATTATAAACATTTTGTAATTGTTTATCATTTAAATTATATTTATTTTTATGGATACCATGAAGAATATCTGTAACTTCTTTTTGCATTTGTTTATTTTTAAAAAGCTGTGGAAAAAGTTTATTTAAACCCATAGCTCCAACTTTTTGTATACCTAAAAAAGCAGGAGATAAAACTGCACCAGCAGTAGCACCTATTGCTACATTTCTTGGCGTAACTTTACCAGTTCTTGCAAATTCCCTTATTGCCATATCTGCTGCACCAACAGTACCACCTAATCCAGCTAAAGCTCCTGTAGCAGCTCCATATTTTTTCCAACCTTTATAAAGTTTTCCAGCTTGAGCAGCTCTACTCCAAGGCATTAACATATATACAGGGTCAGTCAACATAATTAAACTTCTTCCACCCCATACTGCCATATCATTATCAAATCTTCCAGATTTAAATTCTGGAAAATTATCATAAATTTTTTGTAGTCTTTCTTCTTCAGTCTCTTCTCTTTCTTCCGCAAAACTATCTGGACCTATAGCAGCTTCAAATGCCGATTTAGTTAATCGCCATACATCACCTAACAAATAGGTTTCTTGTGCCGCACCATACTTAATCTTACGAATAGTAGTAGGGTCGTCATAGTTTTGTATATAATCGGGAATATTCCAACCAGATGTATCAATAGTATTAGTTGCTACATTAGAAGTAGAACTCTGGTTGTTATCAATATTAGAAGGGATTTGTGTAGCTGATTCTAAAGAAGATAAATCCCAATCTTCTTTATTAAGATTTGAAGTAGCCATTTATTTTACCACCAAGATTTATTTTTTCGTTGTTCTCTTTCGTATAAATTTTTTGCTTTAAGATATTCATTTGCTTCTGTTCCTACTGTATATTCATTACCATCTAAATTTCCATAAGAATTTTGTCCGGGTTTTGTATTCTTTTTACCGGGGTCATAGTTAGGATTAAAAGTTCCATCAGAAAATAACCAAGGTTTATCACCTACACCACTACTTGTAGATTTTTTATTTTTATTTTCTTTTTTATTATTATTTTTATTTGGATTGTCACCATCTATTAATTCATCTTGTACAGTATCTTCATTTTCAATAACTTCATTAGAATCTGAAGGTGCTAAAGTTATTTTTTTATTTTTTAATTCATCTGGAACTTTCCAACCTAAAGATTCTAACATTTCTATAATTTCTTTTTGTGATTTATTTCTATTATTTTTCCATAAATCTGTAATAGTTGTTTCACTTGCAACTTTTTCACCAGTACCTTCAGTACCACCATCAGTATCTTTTGTTGTTATTCCTTCAGAATTAAGATATGCTTTTGACTCAGCAATTAATTGCGGATAAAGCTGAAATAAATTTTCTTCAGAATCTGCAAATACTTCATTTAAATGAGCTTGTAATCCATCTTTTACTCCGGCAGGTAATACTGTATTGATTGGAAGAACACTTGTTGGTATCATAAATGTTCCTTTAATATCACCTGTATCTAAACCTATAGCTCCAAATACATTTTTATTATTTAAAGTAAAAGTTCTTCGTCTAACTTCATTTAAATACATACTTTGAATAATTTCATCTGTAAATAAATCATCTCTTCCTGCATATTTACCATCAGCTTTAACAATACCAAAGTATAAATCATTAACAACTTGATTATAAATTTGTCGAGATTGATTAAATAAAACTTGTCCTTCATCAGTAATAACCCAATCATCACCTTCTTTTTTAGCAACCATATCTTTAACACCATTACCTAGAACAGCTATTCCAGAAAGAATAGATGCTTTATTACCAGTTTGTGCTTCACCTGCGTAAGTTTGATACTTTGTATTAAGAACACCTAATGCTTTACTATCATTTGCAAATGCAGAATTATCTGGATTAGTTATCATTCCCGGAATATCAGCATCTGTATTACCAGAACTATAAGGAATTGGGTCTATATCTTCTCGAATTGTTGTACCAGCTTTTTGTTCTAGTTGGTCAAGGTCTACTTCTGCTGGTTGTTTACCCATTAATTTATAAATTTGTTTTGAAAGAGGACCAACAGTTCCAGATTCAATTTCTTTAGCAAGTTTGCCCCAATAGTTAGGGTCTTGAAAATAATCTTCTGGGTCTGGTGCTTGTATATTTAAACCAGAGTGAGTAAAAGTAAATCCATCTGCAACTTCTTTAGTTGTTTCCGGAGACCCTGCTCCACCACCGACTGTTTCTGTTCTAGTTTTATCTTTAAATCCGGACATTACAGTTTGAATTAAATTTTCTTGCACAGTTTCATCTTTAGCATTTTGATATTGGAATGCATACTCTGGAGTAGCACCAATAATTTTCATTGCCGCTTCTCTCTTAGATAAATTTTTATCTTGAATTTCTTTGTAGGCACTTTTTAAAGCATCATACTTTTCTGTCTCTGCATAATATTTTTCTAAATCTTTTGAATAACGAGTAGTTGCTAAAGCTCTGTATAGTTCTTTATTATCTGCGAGTTCTTTATAGCGTTGTTCTAAAGCATCTTGACGATACTTCTCATCTTTATCAATTGCACCTGCTGCTAAGTTTAATGCTACATCACCAAAATTTAATGCCATATTATCCTACCTCTTCTTCTGTTTGTAATTCATCTAACTTTGGTAGAGTTTTTACTCGTTGTAAAATAGATGAAGGTACACTATCTTTTCTAATTTCAGATTGTTTTTTATTTCTAATTTGTTTTTGAACAGTTTCAGTTTCTGCTAAATCATCATCTTGTTCTTCATAGATAACTGGTTCAATTTCATTTTCTTCTGCAATAGCAATTAATAAATACATAGTTGGTTCAATTAATAATAACATTAAGTCAACATTATAGATACCTTCTGTCATTCCTCTATAAAGAATAACTTGTGTTAATTGGTCTATTGGTGTGCCATTATTTAAAAGATTAAGTAATTCAATATAAGTTTCTTTTTCAGTTAATTGTAAAAATAACTGTTCCATAACAGGTTGAATATTTGTTTGTTGTGGAGGACTCTCCCATGAATGACGAGTTTCTGGAGAAACAGTCAATGATTCTCCCGGTGTAGGAGAATTAAAAGGATTCATTCCTACTTGTTCAAACTTATTTGGTTCTGTTTTATTTATTTCTGCCATTGTTTTCCTTTTCTAGTTTTCCTCGCCCCCTTCTCTGAGCTACTATTAATTACTCCCCGTTATATTCATTTTTTTATTCATCAATGCGTACCATTTTTTCATATCTGTACTTATAAATCCTGCATCTGCTGAACCAGTTATGTCTGTACCAGCATAATTAGGATGAACAGAATTAAGTTGTTCATATGCATTAGGTGCATATACTGGTGTTTCTTCTTGGTCATTTGAGAATAAATTTTTTGCTGCTGCTGCTGCGGCATCTTTCCATGATTTCTTTTTAGATAAGATACTTTCTTCAGTTTGAAATACATCACCATCTTTTTTTGCTTTATAATGAAAACCACCACCAGTTTGTAACTTATAAGCGTCAACAGTTTTATTTATATTTTGACCAGTCCAAGCATACTCATTTGGTTTAAGACCAGCTTTAAAATCCATTGATGCAGTCTTATCTAATATACCTGTTGCTGAGTCATAACCATTATTACTAATATATTGGAAAGCTGTTTGGTCATCTAAGCCAACATTATTAACAAGTGTATTATGATATTTTAATCCTTCACCACTTAATCTTTTAAATGCTTCATTTTTTAACATAGATTTATTTATAGCTTCATAAGCAAATTTATTTCCTATATTCATATTACCTAAATTAACACCACCTGTTTGAACAAGTGTTCCTAAATTTTGTGTTGCTAAGTTTACACCTGTCATATGTTTTCCCGGAACTCCTATAGCTTTTGCGAACATAGAAGAATCAATATATTTCATTGTACCCATACCAGCTTTACCAGATAAAACTTCTGTTGTTCCCTGATAAAGATTTGCAAATCCTTGTGATACATTTCCTTGTGCAAATTGTCCGAAAGTTTTAGAAATAGTTTGAGAAATACCTCGAGTAGTTCCACCAATAAAGTTAGCAGTATTATACATTCCTTTACCAGCATAACCCATAACTTTTAAAAATGGATTTTGACTATGCATTAAACCTTTTTGTAAAACAGTTCCGCCTTTACCAATTACTCCACCCATTTTAGTTCCAAAATTTGTCCAGAGTCCACCAGCAGCTCCACTAAAGCCACCAAGTAAATAAGGCATAGCCATTGACAGACCTATCATACCTATAGGTCCAAGCTTCTTACTTATTTTACCATAAGCTGCCATAGCTTTACCACCAATTCGTTTAATACCTTGCCAAGTTTTTTTACCAACATCAGCAATTCCTTTACCTACTCTTTTAATTATTCGAGTTAAAGGATTTTTTTTAACGATTCGTTTTATTTTTCTAAATATACTACCCATTTATTTCACTCCTTGCAAATGCGTGTCCAGTTTTTTTAACATAAAAATTATTATTTTTCATTCCTATTCTTATCCAATTTATTTTTGTTTTATCACCTTTTAATTCAGCAATATTATTTGATGTCCACCTATGAATAGGAAGAACATCATTACCTTCTTCGACAACTGTATCAATATGCCAAACTTCATTACCATTATTCCACCAAGACTCATGTTCTATTACACCAGTTTGTTGAAATTTTTCTGATGAATCTTTATTCATATATGCCCAACTTGTATATGCATAAGGTTTATCACCTCTTCTAAAAACTCTATATTGATTAAGTTTTATAGCTGGTAAAATATATTCAACAACAGATGAAACATCTTTATTAAACATATCTTTATAATTTTTAGCATCTAAAAGTAAATTTATAGTTGCTTCAATATCGTTCATTATTTATTATTATGGTCTATTTTTCCATATATCTAAAGCAAAACCACCAATTTTTTTAATAAGGTCTGCCTTTGATGCATCACTTGCCGCTTCGTTTTGTAATGCCGCAACTGCTAAACTTGCTGCTCTTTCTTCATCATTCTCTGAAGCTTCGTATTCCCACTTAGCTGCATCTCTCATCTCTTGCCAAAGAAAAGATAATCCTTGATTACTAAGATTAAAAGCATTCATTGCATTAGCTTGATTAACTGCATTCTGTCCTGCTGTATTAGCAGTATTAGTTTGTCTTCTCCATTGAACATTTGATTGCTCAACTGCTAAAGCATTTTGTGTATTGAATTGGTCTCGTTGAAAATTAAGATTAGAATTATACTGAGCAATTTGTGAATTAAGTTGTTCTTCTAATCTATCAGCTTCTAAAGTATTACCTGCATTAACTTCTGCAATTCTATTAGCATTGGTTGTATTAAACTGTGACATAGCATCATTACGCTGTGCATTACTTTGAGCAACTGTATTAGTTAAGTTAGCCATAAACTGGTCAGTCTGAGCTTGACTTGTTGCGTTAAACTGTGATGAAGCATTTGTTGCTGCTTGATTAGATAACATAGCTTGTTGTTTTTGTTGTGCATTAAGCACCGCTATTTGTTGACTATTACTAAGATTAGTCATATCCATATTTAAAAATGATTGAGCATTTATTACTTGAGCTTGTTGTCTGTTATTTAAGTTAGCCATATCTAATGCTGCTAACTTTGCTGCATTTGCTAAAGTTGATTGTTGTTCATTACTTAAATTTTGTTGTTCAAAAGTTCTAAATAAATTTGAATTAGATATAACTGCTTGTTGTTGATTATTTAAATTTAAAACATCCATACCAGCAACTTGTTGAGCATTTGCTAATGCTACTGATTGCTGATTATTCATTCCAGCTAAACTCATTTGCTGTTGTAACTGAGCATTATTAAGAGATGTTGATTGTAAGTTAGCTAAGTTTTGTAAACGAACTTGTTGCTGTTGATTTGCTGTAGCCATTACTGCATCTTGTGCATTTTGTAAATTAGCTAATCCCATTTGTTGTTCAAATCCAGCAGTTGCTGTACCTGCTCTCATTTGATTTTCAGCGTTAGTTAAATCTCTTTGAAACTGTTGTTGCTTTGTTAAAACTTCTGCTTGTTGTTGGTTATTTAAGTTAGCCATTGCAGTTTGTTGAAGCATAGAAGCATTCGCTTGTGCAATAGGAACAGCAGATTGAATAATAGAATTAATCAATGCGTCTCTTCCAACAGAAGAACGACTCATTCCTCTTTGTGCTAACTGTGCGTCAACTGCATCGACTGCACTTCTTGCCCAAGGTGGAATAGTACCTGTATCAATTCCTTGTAATAAAGTTTGTAATTGTGATGAAACTAAAGTTGTTGTAGGTAACGCTGCAATTTGTGCATTAACTGCTGTAGGTTGATTAACAACTGCCGCAGTTACAGAAGCAGGATTATTTCCTACTGCTGCTTGAATAGCTGTCGGTAAATTTTGTGTTTGTGCTGCTACAGTTGCCGCAGTTCCTGTAATAGATTGTGCTAAAGCACCAGTAGATAAAGTTCCACTTGCTGCCTGTGCAATTGCTTGACCTGTCGGTATTGCTGTTTGACCTGCTGGAGTTGCACCAGTAGATAAAGTTCCTGTTTGTGCTGCTACCTGTGCTTGTGTTCCAAGAGTACCAGTAGCTGCTGTTCCAGTTTGAGCTGTTCCAGTTGCCGCAGTAGTTGTTGGTGCGGATATAGCTGTTGGTCCTGTAATTGTTGTAGCACTTGCAGGAGTTGCTCCAGTTATAGTAGGTGCTGTTAAAGTTCTTGCTCCTACTGCTGTCGGAGCTGTTTGCGTAGCACCTTGTAATAATTCATTTTGTTGTACAGTTTGTGTTGTATAAGCTTGTTTAGCAGCTTGAGCAACCTTTGGGTCTTTAACTTGGTCAGTAATATATTTATCAATATCTACTTGAGCTGTTCCTACAGGAACTTGACCCGGTTGAGCTGCCTTTGGAATTTCTTTAAAGTCTCTTTTTGCCATTATTTTATTCCTATGTTATCTAATTTCTTATTCATATTTTTTACCTCTGTTTCAATAACTGCTAGTCTAGTTTCCATTTTAGTAAAAGTTATTAAAGCAGACTCTAATCTGTCCATGTCGCTTTCCATAGCAGAAATTCTTTGCGATGTCATGCCCCAAGTTACACCAAGAGCAAGAATAATACCAACCACCCAAACTGTATCTTTTATATTCATATTAATTACTTAAAGGATTATTTGATTTAGCTTTAATTTCTTCTATTTGAACATCTTGTAATTCATTTTCTTTTAAAGCTATTGCAATTTGTTTAGAAACTTCTGCTATTATTGTTTCAAGTGCTTTAATAGATTGATATAAAGGGTCTAAAATAACTGGTTCTGGTATATCAATCATAGCTATTTGTTCTCTAATTTTTGCTATTTCTTTAAATACAATAGTTAAATCTACAGGTTGTATTTTATCATCAACCTTTTTAATTCTGTCTATTAAATCTACTTTATATTCATTAGCGTATAATAATACTTCATCAAATTGTTTTGCTAGTTCTTTATCTTTTTCTACTAAGGGTTGTAAATTAACTGGTGGTTCATTTTCTAAAACAGAAAGACGATTATTAAATTCTCCCCATGCATAAAAACCTCCACCTATAGCTCCTATAACGCCTATAAGGGCAGCATATGTACTAAGTTTATCCATTATCTTCATTGTTTAAGAACCTCCAATTCCATTAGTATTTTATTTTTTCTTGCTTGAATATCCTGTAATTTTTTCTTATGTATTTCTACAGGGTCGTTATTTACATAACTGGCAAGAGTTACAGTTGTGTAAATATCTTTACTATAGACGCCTAAATCAATTTGATTAAACAAATCTAAGTTTTGGTCAGTATAAATTTCTTTTGATTTATAAAACTGTACTTTATTATAGGCGTCTAATGTATTACTTTTAAAAAATAAATCCTCTTTTGATAAGTTTTGAGTGTTAATCTTTGTTACTTTTGCTATCTGTTTTGCTATAGCTTTTAAATTCTTTTTTAGTTTACTTTCTACTTTTGCAACATCTGTAGTAATCCCTGTGTTGGTGTCCATTTCTCTGTCTTCCGATTGTATATCTTCTTGCTCTTCACTTTCTGCTGTCTGTACTTCGGACTCCTCAGTTCCTGTGCTATCGGATTCTTCTTCTTGAACTTCTTCCTCCTGTTCATTTGATTCATTTTGGGCTACTTCTTTTTCTTCTTTTAATTCTGATTCAGATTTAACTTCCATTGTTTCTTCTTTAGTTCCAACAGTCTCTGGTATGCTTTCTTCCTCTGTTGAGACTTCTTCCAATGGCTCCTCAAACTCCTCAAAAGATTCCTCAGTAAGTTCATCATTAAACTCCTCCTCGGTTATCTCTTCAAAAAATTCTTCTGCTGTTATTCCTTCCTCTTCCAGAAACTCCATGAACTCTTCTTCCATGCCAGTCTCTTCTAAAAAATCTGTAAAGTCTTCTTCAAATTCTTCTGTAAATAGTTCCTCTGTCATCATTGGAGGTTCTATATAATCTTCTTCAAAAAATACCTCTTCCATTGTAGGCATTTCTTCAAAATCTATTTCGTCAAACTCTTCCAACATTGGTGGTTGCTCAAATTCACCTATGTCAAATTCTTCCATTTCAAATTCTTCAAAGTATATGTCTTCATCCATAACATATTCTTCTTCAAAATAAAAATCTTCTTCCCAAGTATACTCGTCTTCATACCAGTTATCATCCCAAGTATAATCATTTTCCCAATCTATATCATCAATAGCATCATCAATTGTTTCATCTATATCATCAATAACTTCTTGAGAGTCATCATCAATAGGACTAAACTCAGTATTATTATAAGTCATTGTTAAAGATGACCCTAATAAATTTGGACCTTGCCTAGATTGATTTGTGTAATTACTATCTGTACCAGACCAAGACCAATCTACTCTATTTGCACCTACACCAAGATAAATAATTCTATCATTGTACTGACCACATCCTGTTGTTATACCAGTTGTAGTTGTGCCGGGGTAACCATTACAATTACCTTGAAATCCTGTAACTTCTGTTCTTGTTTGTGTTGTTGTACTTAATACATTTCCACTAGAATCTTCTAATTGTACTGTAGTTGTATGAGAATCATTAGCACCACCTTTAGATTCACAATTACCTTCTGTACTTTCACAGTTAGCAACATCAATATAACTATTTAATGTTATACCATTATCAAGCATTGATTGAGTAATAGAATTATTTGTTAATGCTATATCATCTACGCTTACTGTTGCTGTACCAGTAACTTCAAAATCTCCACCTACACTATATCTATAACCACAGTTAGATTGAGAAGTAGAACAAGTAACATCAAATCCATTTACTGTACTACCATTACTTACATATCCAGAAGAATTAGCAGAATTAATTTGGTCTGTACTACTAGAGTTCCAGTCTACACCATCTCCAGAATTAGGAAGTAAGTTTCCTGTTGTTACTGTTTCACCAAAAGCTTTATTCCATGTAAGAATAAA